GGGATGATGGTTGGAACACGAGAAAGTACCTATTAATATATGCTAAAATGTATGTCTATGTCATCGCCTGTGATAACTACCTTTTCAACACACTCTTTTAGCACCTTGTTTTTTTCGGAATCCGTCAGTGTATCCCACACGTTGGACATCTCTTTTATTTTCTCTATTTTTTCTCCCCGTCCAGCTTTCTCCCGTATGTCTTCTGCCTTTAGTTCTTCCTGTAAATTTTTCAGTGTTTTTTCTTCTGTCTGGATAACATCAAAAAGCGTATCTGTACCGGAGCTACCGCTTGCATACAATGTATATAGGCGTTTCAGTTTTGCTTCGCTTAGTGATATCTCTTTTTCTATCATCTTCCGAGTGCTTTCAGATTCATTTTCTTTTTCTTCGACATTAACGATGAATCGCTTAAAACAGTCCTCTACTTCTTTTTCTACCACATCTGCCCGCACCTTTTTATTCTTGCAAGGGTTCCCTGTCTTAGATATATGCTCTTTTTCCTTGTACTGTGAGTAACATACTATCTTGGTGTACTTTCCCCACTTCTGCATCCGCATTTTAGTACCGCATTTTCCACAATAGCACAACCCGGTAAGCATATGCTTGTTACTTACATAAGCATTTGTGGATCTCTTTTTTATCTCTTCTTGTACTTCATAAAATAGTTTTTCGTCTATGATCGGTTCGTGTAAACCTTGGTATACTCTTCCTTTGTACTGTATCTTGCCTACATAGGTTATTCTCCGAATAATATTCGATACAAGTTTCTCCGAATGCATCCCAAGAATTTTTTGAATCCTATCACACGAATATCCGTCCCGGAACATTTGAAAGACAGCTTTTACCTTTTCCGCTTCTTCCGGGATGATATGTAATATCCCATCGTTCCGGTCATACCTATATCCGTAAGGTATCGTACCGCCACCCATCCACAGTCCACGCTTTACACGTTCCACCATACCGGCTCTTGTACGCATATAGATAACCTCACGTTCATACTGCCCCATGACAGCATTAACTCCCAACATCACACGATCCATCGGTGTTTCGTTCCGCAAATCCTCTGTGGCTGATACCACCTCTACATTGTATTTTGGTAAGAGCTTACTCACAAGCGTAAGAGTATCTACAACATCACGGCTCATTCTGTCAAGCTTATAGATGTATACTGCCTGTATTTCTCCGGCTTCTGCATCTTCCAGAAGTTTCTGTATGTTCGGCCTTTGGATATTACTCCCGGAATATCCCCCGTCCACATACCATCTGGCTATCTTCACGCCTCTTTTCTTGGCAAGTTCCTTTATCTTGTCTTCTTGGACATCAAGACCATACTTTTCGGTCTGTGCTTCTGTAGACACTCTCATATAACCTACATTTAATTTTTTCATGTCAATTCTCCTTTCAATCAAAAAAGAATTGACCAAGATTCTATCAAGGTCAATTCTAAAATATCACTTATTTTTTGTCAACTTTTCTGAAAGAATCCTTTTTACCGCCTTGTTATGGATTTCATAATTCGAAAGTTCTTCTTTTGTCACCTGTTTGCCGTTCACAAAGATTCTTACCATCCGCATCACTCCTTTTCGGTAGTATTCCCATGTTTGTGCCTTTTATGCCGGAATCAGCTTATCAAATCCGCTTTCCTGTGCAGTCTCAAAAGGTCATAGTACATATAGATTGCTTTTCTTCTGTATCCTTGGAAGTCTTTTCTTGCAATTGGTATCCAGTACCTTTTGCTTATATAGTCATATCCAATGTCCAACACAAGAGACGCAAAAAGTACATTGGCCAAATCATTATTTGAGCATTGACAAGCTTCCAATATAAGTCTCTGGTCATAATCCCTTGCCTTATTGCACCAATTCAATGTTTTTTTCTCATCTTCCTCGCTTATGAAGTAGATATCACCGTGTGCCCCTCTCAGATATTTGTCTCTTACTCCGGCCATTAATCAATCCCTTCCTTTTCGCATATCCTAATACATCACTTTTGACCAAATAGTAGTTTTTCTTTCTTTTTACCGTCTTCTCCTTTGTCTTTTCTTCCAATACATTCATCATTAAGCGCATCCTCTAACGCCATTTGCATCTGCAAAATACCCACTTACTTTAAATATCTTCGCCATGTTTATTCTCACCTTTCTTTAATGATTCCTGCCTATCCGTTTCGATTATCTTAATTCAAAATATCTAATAACCTCTCCACTATTAATTTTCTCATCTATATCTTTTAAAGCATCGTCTACACTTTCAAACTTGCATGGGCATATATGTTCTTTCGTAAGATTTATAAAAGAATATGTGCCATCTAATTTATTTTTCATAATCGTTACGACAACTTCATCTTTCAGTCGTTCCACCAACCATCTTCTCATTCCACTACCTCCACTACACGCAATTTCCGCAATCTTTTTCTAAAATTTCTCTTTATTCTTCATCTCTTCCACCTCGTTTCACAATTTCAATGGCTCTATCCAGCGCAAGCCTATCACTCATTTCGCCATCCCAACAGGTCTTGAAATATTTGCAATGTCCACAATCTTCCGGTCCATATCAATTCTCATTCTTCTTATAAGCTTGTCCGCATCAATCACTCTTCCCATTGTCCGTCCTCCTGTTCCATGCATTTATTGCTTCGATTTTTGAGTAAGAATTTCCGGTTCTACCAAAGCAATTCCTACATTGCACCCAATATACATCATCATCAATTTTAAGATTGAGCATTGTCGGAGCTTGGTATATTTCGCCTTTTCCTCCGCAGAATGGACACGGCTTTAATCTTTCACTGTATTTCATTTTCTCATTCTCCTTACAATATGCATCCGGTAACGGCATCCATGCAACGCAGCCATATAGTTCCGTTCCGGCATAGTCATGTGCAATGTATCCCGTTGCGCTTCTACGCAAATATCCGAGTAACATATTTCCCTCTTTATCACAACAGATTACAAGTCCTTCCGGCAATCTCTCACTGCACGGAATCCACTTCGTTCTCTCGAGTGCCTGTATACCCATTTCATGAGCTTTTCTATTGCCATCGGAATGATGCCATCCTAAATCCGCTTGTAACCTTGCTATTGCTTCTTCTTTTGTCATACTTCCACCTCTTCATCTGCCGGAAATTGAAAAATATTTTTCTCCGCGAACGTTTCTAAAAGTTGTTCTATTTCATCTATTTTCCGAAAACTCATAGCCATAGTGAGTGAGTTCATTCCGTGGCTTCTTATTTTGCACCATGCGTACCTGTTTCTGCACATTTCCATAGCCTTGATCGCTTTTTCTTCGGTGGAATATTCAGCTAAAATATAAACTCTATCTCCTTTACCGAGGTCATTCCCTGGAAACGTTCCAACGATTGTTGCCATATTCCCTGAATACGGGGAAATTGCAATCAATTCATAAGGCACATCCAGCAATCCACTCTGACTAATTATTCGCATTGTCTTCATCCTCCTTTACATAATGCGGGCATTCTTCCATGTATTCATGAAAATGTATTCTATCGCACACACTATTGCGATTATTGCAGTATTTGTAATGCTCGCATTCTATGCAACATTTGAATCTCTTTGTTCCGTACTTTTTGCATTCATATCTGCATCCCATACGCTCTATCCTCCCAGTCAATTTTTCTTCCACATTCGCTACAGTATTTCGGTTTGTGTTCTTCCGGAACTATATATTCATATCCGCAGCATGAACATTTAAAATCAATGTCTTCCGTAGAATCATCCAAGATAATCGGTCGTGTCGGAAGTTTGTGGCATTCTTTCAGCCCTTTTCGATATCCGTCCTGATACGCTTCTTCCTTTGCAATTCTTATCTCTCTTTCATCTACTGCTATATACGTATATAAGAGAATAATCATAACAATGCAATATGCCAATCTCATAAGTTTTTTCTCTCCCTTTTAGCTCCACGATACTTCTGGTTCTGCTTCAACCTCGATATCATCATCATACATATCCATAACATCCGTGATATCACAGAACGCCCTGTCTAATCTCATCATGAAAATGTCAAACTTATCTACATATCTTAATGAATTAAGATCAATTTCGCCTCTAAATGATGTAATGCGGAATCTGCCATGCAGTCTTGATTCATGAAGATGAATTTTCTTCGTGAGATTCTCGTCTTCATAGCATTTGAACAATAAGTCGCAATATCTTCTACCAAACATAGAATCTCTCATTTCGACTGTTACATCAGCCGTAACATTCTGATATGACGGCGTTTCATCTACATTTATTTCAAGTTTTGATGTATCAACACTCTCGCTGACATACTCCTTGTATTTTTCAAATATATCTTTTAAGCTGATTACATCTTTATCCGGCTCTATCATAAGTTCTTTGAAGTTTCCTAAGATTTCTTTGTTGTCAATTAGGTTTGTGCTGTTAATGATTTCTGTAAGAACTGCATCGAGTTTCACTGTATATTCGTCCAGATTTACTCTTTCGATTGCCGGTGTCATTACTTCTTTTACTTTTTCATCGATAATCTTTTTTGCTTCACCGCTCCATCTAAACTGTTCTTCAATACTGCTTTTCAGTGCTTTGGTTACGGCATCGGATACAAGCTCTTCAACTGTTCCGTCATTCAATTTATCTGTTACTACTTTCGCTATTCTTTCTTCAAATGTACTCATAATTCGTTCCTTTCTCCCTATTCAATTCCAGATATATATCGGTCTACCAGTTTTCCGTTAACATATTTTTCTGTTACTTCTACAGTCACAGAATCTCCTTTTTGACTGTCAGCGAAACTTGGCTCATTCATCATTCCGCTTGCATAATCGGCTTCCTCATAAGTCAGTCCGTCATATTCGGCCTTTATTTCCCACTGCCATCTTGGAACATATGCGAACCACTTTCTCATATCTATGTAAGTAATAACCGCATCTGCATTTTCATAAGAGTATCTAATTTCGTCCCTGGTTTCTGTCGAATTACTATCAGCGCACCCAGTTAAGCAGATGCACAGCAGAATCAAACATATTATTTTCTTCAATTTATCCCTCTTCTCCCTAAAAATGAGTAAAAAAATACCAACCACCGAATACTGATGGTTGGTAGATGAATTATTTGATTTTTAAAAACACTTCCATTCCTAGCTGTTCATCTATTCCTGGTTTTCCATTTTGAATCTTGCTCAATAAATCATTTAACATTTCTTTTAACTGACTTACATTTGTTGCCAAATATGCATCATTTCTAACATTGCTTATTTCGTAAACTCTTCCTGAACTTATTTGCTCAAGTTTAGATTGAATGTTCAGCAATTCCTCTTCATACTCTTCCGAAATTTTATAGTCCAGTTTCTTACCGCTCATAGAAGTTCTCCTTATCTCATCCAGTTTGCTTTCCACCCGTGCAACTCTGCTATCTTTCCGAACTCCTCTTTGCGTTCGTTTGGAATTATATTGGCATATCTTCCCATATATACATAGCATTCATTCGAAGAATAATTGATTGTAACATTCTTTACTTGATATTCTCCAGGATCTTTCCAAATCGGATCTTCAATAGAGTCTCCAACACGTGGTATTATTTCTGAATCATACCCTTTCTCCCAATTGCTCGGAAAATCTTCTCCTTCGATTAATACCGTTTGACTAATAATTACTTTCATTGGCATTTCCTCCCGTATATTTTATACGGAAATTATACCATTCCAACCATCAATATTCAATTGTCAAGGTGTGGTAGCTGCTATTTTTAGCTGCTATTCTATTTCTCTTTGTATTTCTCTATAATTTCCATAATTGCTTTCATGTGATATGCCATGTTTTGGATATCTTCATCTTTAATCGAACCAAGACCGTATTTCCTGTCAAAGTCCTCAAACGCACGTCTTCCATCTTTAAATTGTTTAAACATGATAGCTAATTCATTTTCTTTTTTTGCATTTTCATCATACTCATAAAAAATCTCATTCTTATCATGTTCTCCGAATTGATCTGTCTCAATCTTTGTCCGTTTCGGAGTAATTCTTGTAATTTTTGCCGGAGTAATTAACTGGTGTCGGAATGATGATTTCCATCCGAAGCTCACCTCTCTTGCAACTCCTACCACATCCCCGACTTTCAATGTGTCTTTATCTATCTTTTTTAATTCAATGTGCATAATTAATCTCTCCAATCAAATGCTTTTCCACATTTATGGCAATAATATATATCTGTCCCATCAAGTACTCCCGGTTTATGTGTTGTTGTAAATCTTCTTTTGCACTGCGGGCATTCCCACAGTGAACAAGTATCGCTCCTGTTATGTAGAAATATCGGTTTTTCTGGAATTTTTTTCTAAGTGCCATATCTACCTCGCTTGAATCGAATTCAATTTTATTCACTGCTACATCTGGTCTTTTAGCCATATTTTTTACCTTTCTACGCAAATCTTATTTTTTCTGCAATTGCTTCGATCACATTTACAGTTACTCCATTTCCGGCTTGCTTATACAACTGGATGTCAGAATTTACAAATGCTGCTTTTTCAAAGTAATCATCTGTCCATCCTTGAAGTCTAAAACACTCTTTCGGAGTCAGTCGCCTGATTGCTATGTAGCATTGGTATTTTTCATACCATACAGCATATACGGTCAATTCTTCGGATACCTGCACGAAAATCCCTTGATTGCAACTGGTGTCTAAGGTATTCGCAACATCACGCCCAACTCTTCCTCTTCTTGTTTTACTTCCAGGAACAGCTAGATTTACGCTATCAACGCCTACTCTGCATTCTTGATATCCTTGTTTTGTTGCTTCTTTAACCTTGATTGCAACTCCGTGCCTGTCCTGTCCTGTTAGTGTGAACATCGGTTCTTCATCGTCTTTGAACCTCCGTCCATTCTGTCGCTTTTTCGCTCGATCAGGTGTAAGAACCGGAATTGCAACTCCACTTACTTCTGCTTTATGATTTGTGATTCCTTCCTGTGAGAATACTTGTGTATTTCTCCTGTAACCGTCTCTGTGACCTATTATTTGAATACTATCTTCTCTGTCTGCTCTTTCGACAGGAAATACTTCTGTGGAACCTCTGCTTCTAAGATGTCCGATAATGAAGCACCTTTCTCTGTTTTGTGGCACTCCGAAATCTTTGGAGTTGAGCACCTGCCATTCTGCATCATACCCCCCCTGCTCCATTTCAATGAGCAATCTGGCGAAATCCCATCCTCCATTAACACTAAGCAAATTCTTAACGTTCTCAATGAAAAGGTAAGTGGGTTTATCTTCTTCTTTGAGCTGTCCGATAAGGTACATAACTCTGAAAAACAAGCTCGAACGGTTTCCTTGAAATCCAAGTTGCTTTCCTGCGACTGAGATGTCTTGGCATGGGAATCCGAAACACCAACAGTCTGCTTTTGGAATATCATCGGCACACACTCTTCTAACGTCATTTGCGTACCATTCTCCATTTCTGTATTCATCGTTTAAAATCTCCTTCTGTCTTTTCTTCTGTGGTAATTCATCCAGCCTCTTTCTTTGTTCGTCCGTCAGAAGATGCATGGAAATATAACTCGCTGTAGCAAATTTATCAAATTCGCAAAAACCAACGCATTCATGTCCGGCAAGTTCCATTCCTCTTCGGAAACCACCTATTCCGGCGAACCAGTCTATAAATTTCACTCTCACATCCCCCAATCCTGTCTCGTACTGTCATTTCCAGCTACTCCATTCCTCTTAGCCGTAGTTCTTCCGTTAATCCCGTACATTTCATACAATCCTTTCGTAGCACGTATGCCGTTCCAGTGCATAGAATCTATTCGTAATCCTCAGCACATTCATGTGCATAACGTTCAGCTTCGTATTCATATTCTCCTTTTGCTACCTGTAAACACTGAATCATGTAATCTATCTTTTCTCCTGTGTTCATGGCTACTCCTTTACTACGCATCTACGTTCATCGGTTACATAATATTTTCCATCGTGTTCAGCACAGTATTTCTTGAGAATTTCTTCTTTTTTCCGATCCATCGGGATACTGAAATCAAGTTCTAAAAGCTCTTCGTGTTTCAGCAAATGCGTATCAGCTTCAATGATTTTCACATACCATACCCATTTTGTCTCAATCGGCTTTTTCTCATGGTCGGCTTTCCACTGCTTAAGTACTTTAACAACGTCTTCTGGATATTCTTTTCTAATATCAGGACAATAATAAGTAGTATCGAGTTTTTGAATAGGGCAGTCATTGCAACTATGCTCACTACAAAATTCCGTATACGTTTTCAATGCTTCTTCCGCACTAATTTCTTCTGCTGGCTCAAACATATCTTCATACCAATCGTAAAAGCCTTTATCCTCTTCAATTTTGTATTGATCTTTTTTCGCTTCACTAACCGTAACTATCATTCCGTTATACTTCAATGTTTCTGGACTAAAAGTAGATACACAGTGAGCTTTCATATACAAAGGTAAGTTTTCTTTTACTCTTACCTTGTCTCCAACCTTATATTTCATCTTCCTCACCTACGCTTTCGTTGAAATTCCGTTAACTTCTACATAATCTACTGGTAGTACCATGCATTTTCTTCCGTCAACTTCCTTGATTTCTAAATTGCTGATGAAATCTGCATTGATAGTTATCTTCCCCTCTGGCACTTGGATATTGACTACCTTGTTGTCGCAAATATTGCTTGCCATGATTGGCTCATTCCCGATATTCTCCCGGTAAGCATCCTCAAACATTTCCATCTTTTCATCCGGTACGCCGTTGCTACTGAATATCTTTTTCAGTTCGTTTTCGCCCATTTTGTACGGTTCCGGGTCTTCTGCATGGTGTTCCATCTCTTCGGATATTCCCTCAAAGATATCTTTCACGGTCTTACTGTCTGCATCTTCTCCAAGTACATCCTTTAACAGCTTGCCGAATTTATCTTTCTCTTCATCGGCAGATGCAACAAAATCAATTCCAAGTACCTCACGAACCATTTCTTCTTGTACCTCGGCAGACTTCCGTGTGTAATAGAGTACGCTATGTACATCCGTCTGTCGGTCGTTAAATGCCGGGAATAGAAATCCTTTGTCTGGCATATCTACTACCCAATCACGGGTTCTCTCTTCCATCCGTTCATCTTTCCCGTTGTAAGTAAGACCGGCTTTTGAAAGTTTCACCGGGCAGATGCAACAAAGAATGAAATCGTATACTTCCTCAGATGCATCTTCCAGCACTTCTCCGTCCGATGTCTTTCCCGGTACGTCATATACTGCATGGATAAGTACGATGTAGTAATTCTCAGCGCAGTCATAGGACGTAAGAATCTTTTCGTAGAATTCATCCAACAATGCCGGGTCTTTTAATTTGCTTTCTCTCAGATTCATTAACAGTTCATGTTCTTCGCCCTCTGGGTCACTGCTCCTACTTTCTTTCGGCTTGTATTCCAGATTCAACAAGTTCTTTCCGATTTTCCCGGATAAGGTCTTCTTGAAAATATCAAAATACTTAAATGCCTGTTCTTCCGGCAGTGAAAGAAACGCTTCTTCTCTTTCCATGCGTTTCTCTTTTTCTCCATCCACGTAGCATCCGGCTATACGGGTGATCGCACAATTCTCCGGTGTGAACTGTTTTCTGATTTCCAATACTTCTTTTTTATTCACTTTCTATCCCTCCTAAACCAAAACTTTCGTTTCTTCTTTTCTCGTTTCTCTTTCTGCTTTTTAGACCACTCTGCAAGATATTGTTCCTGTTCCTGATCTTCCTGTTCCTGTCGTGTCACTATGTCACCTCTTTCATCAATTCCTCTATATACAGATCCATACTATGAACCAACTTAATACAATTTCCATGCAATGCATGGTTCTTCCATGAATTATATTTCTCATAGAATTTTTCTTCCGTGAGTTTCCCAGCTTTCACGTCTTTTACCAATTTTCGGAATTTCTTTTTGTTCTTCCGCTTATTCTCTCCTGTCAGCTTCCGAATATATTTCCCATCGGCCGTCATATAATGATGGAACCCTAAATATCGCATTCCTTTTCTAAACGGTATGATCTGTGTCTTTCCGTTCAATTCAAGTCCAAGTGTTTTTAGCATTTCTTTGATGCATTCCAAACACCATTTCAAATATTCCTTATCTTGATGAATCAAGTAGAAATCGTCCATATATCTTCCATATTCAGTAATTCCAAGCTCGCCGGTTGCCATACAATCTACTGCATGGACCATAAGCAGTGCATATACCTGTCCGGCTTGATTGCCAAGTGGTAAACCTGGATTCTTGCTACTATCAATCAGTGTATGATTCAGCCATGTTGTGTACGGGTATGGGAAGAAATAATCTACGATATCTTTCAGTGTTTCGTGGTCAATTTCGTAGAAGAAATGTCTTATATCGCATTTCAATATCCATCCGTCTACGCCATGTCTCTGATAGAATGATTCCATGTGTTCCCTTAATCCATCTAATGCATACAGTGTCCCTTTTCCTATTTGTCCGGCAGAATTGTATTTTATAAATACATTCTTCAATTTTGGATGCAGAATGTTGTCACAGAGTATGTGTTGCACTACCTTATCTTTAAATGAACATGATTCAATTACTCTTTGTTTCGGCTCATATATTTCGAACCGGTTATACGGAGCAACTGTATATGTCTGATTCTCTAACTGCTCTTTTAGGATATTGATTCCGTCTAAAGCGACATTAGAAAATCTTGCAGTGCTGCTATTAAATTTCTTGCCAGACTTAGCTTTTCGATAAGCGTAATACAGATTACCGTAATCCGTGACAATTTCTTTATCCATTGGTACTCCTTTATATTTACCTCTATGAGGACGGTCCGTTTCCTTTTTGTATCTTTCCCGATTTCGGCTTGATGCCTACTCTGACTCCCTGTTATACAGAATGGGCGCACCCCGTTACTGTTGTTGTAGTTATTGTTGTTGATGTTACCGGACGGAGAAACAACCGCTTAACGGAAACGAACCTAAAGTGTATTTATCTTTGCCGGTCTTTGGTTCTCCATGCAATAGCCATATGTTTTACATCAGATACCAACTTTGACCAATATTCCACGCTCTTTTCACTGATGATATTCAGCTCATAGGACATCTCTATGTAGAAAAGTAGTTCATCGCAATATGTAATTGCCTTTGTCTGCATCTCAAGTCGATCTCTTTTATAATTCTTGATATCCGTTCTATTCGCTTCAAAGAGCATTTCATAGATTTCCATTGACTTATTCTGCATTTTATCAACAAGTGAAAATCTATATTTTTTGGGATATCGGTTAGCATTGCTGGTTACTTTCAAAGTATGAGTAGCCAGTTCCTTCGCCTTTTGAATTACTTTCAGATCATTCTCTGCCATTAATTATCATCTTCCTCACAAGATTCAAAGATTGAAGAGGAAAAGATACAAACCGGGCGCACCCCGAAACTGCAGAAGTAGTAATAGTAGTTGATGCCACCGGACGGAGAAACAACCGCAATCCATCTTGTATCATCATTGCATTTTGTACTATCTGGGGTAAGCGTCCACCACCATTTCCCTGTATTCGTCAGTAACTTTCGATATTTCCGGTATTCATCCACCGAAATAATAGATACATAGTCTTCACATGAACCATACTCTGTCTGGCCATCCATAGATAATAAGTCACGTGTGAATTTGAGAAGTCCTCCTTCTCCAACTGCTTCTTCAATTTTTCTACGGAGTTCCGTATTAAGTTCCTGTCTCATATCACTAGATTCCCAATTATTGCAATCTGCATCAAACTTTCTACTTTTTTCGTAAAAGTCATCTGAAATTACCAGATATCCTTTTTCAAGCTTGTCCAGCACCAACCATTTAATACCGGCAACTTCAATTGTCTTCCCAATTTCCGGCTTCTGATATTTCTTTTTCAACTGCTCATAAGCTGCATTAAGATTTTTAAGGTTTTCTCCGAATTCTTTTAACGTCATCATGATTTACTCCTCCTCAACTTTGGATACAAAGATATTAGATTTTAAGATACAAAATGGGCGCACCCCGCGACTGTAGCAGTAGTAATTGATGCTGATGAGACCGGACGGAGAAACAACCGCTACTGAATAGTCCCATCCTCTTTCTTTCGTACTCCAAGGTGTGCAAGTCCAGTACCAATCCGGGAGGTCTTTGTTTACAAGCAGATCATTGTATTCACGGGCTTCGTCAAATGTCAGAGGTCTTACTTTGGTCAAGAGTTTTCCAAATACTTCCTGTCCATCAACTGTTACTAATCCTGCTTCATTTTCACAGATATTGTCTTCTCCGAACTCAGCGACAAATTCATTGAGAATTTCGCCCTCGCACAGTTCTCTTAATGACGATTTCTTGTAATCCGTACAATCATCATCAAATTTCACATCTTCACGATATAAGTCTTCTGTAATAACTACAGCGGAATCTTCTTTCTGTTCCAGCACAATAAATCTTCCGATGCCTGTGACAAACTTCCCACCAACCGGAATATCTTTCAGCATCACTTTGTTTTTCTGGTCTTCTTTCTCGATAGCTGCTACTAATTTCTTTTCTAATTCCAATACATTACTGCTCATTATTTTTTTCCTCCTGTTTCTTCTGCTTTAAGTATTCATACGGATCCGCATAATGTGGTTTCCGTTTATAATCCTCAATAGCCTGTTCCTGTCTTGTCGCAAAGTCACCTCCGAACAGCGTTCTTTTTGCTACGTCTTACTATTCTCCGCTTTTTCTTTGTTTCTCCAGGTAATTCAGCTTTAGCACTCGCCCAACTACAGTCTGCCAAAGGACAGATAAAACAGTTTGGATAAGTGCATCCATCCGGTTTTGCCATGTTTATTCCTCCTATGTGATAAGCTTTCTCTCTAAATCATTCATGTCATAGTTCCGACCATCGAAATTATTGAATCCCTTTTTCTCTTGTCCGCTGTCTTCATATTGTCCCTCAGACACTTTTGTGAAGTTGTTCGGTAACACAAACCAGTCGAATGTTATCTTCCAGTTCTTCACTTTCCCTTGTAAGTACTTGCTTTTCTTCACGTTGCCCACAGCTTGCAAGACATCTTCCAAACCGTTGCTTTCTAACCTCGCTTGTAAGTTCTGATATCTTTTGGAAGTCTTCTCTATCTTCTTTACAGGTTTTATCCCGTAGCTTTCCAAATCGTTCCAAGCTTTTATGACAGCTTCTACGGATCCATCGTCTTTCTCCGGTTTTTCTTCCTGTCTGGTCGGCTTATCTTTTTTTTCATTTTTCTGTTCGGTCTGGTATTTTGCATAGTTATTCACCGTATATACGGTATATCGGTTTGTGGTTTTACATGTAACCTCACCTGTTTTTCTCAGATGAGAAAGTGCTGTCCTTAATTCGCTCTCAGACAACCCTGTTTCTTTTGAAAGAACGGATGTCGAAGAGACAAATGATCCTCTTTTAATCTCTTTTCCTCGGAAGTTTGCATCTTTCCAGTTGGCTTTTAACAACATGTGCAAGAATAACCGACACGTCTTTATATCTGGATACCAGTCCCATTCCAGTATTTTTCTGCTAAGTTTTATGTAATTCTCGCTCACACCTCTTCAATATCCACCTCAATTCTCGGATTTTTCTTATCAACATAGAATTCATCCGTGAATCCCACTATGTTTTTCCATCCATCGTCCTGTAAGACTTTGGTATCTACTAATGCATCTTGGATACACTTTCGCCCAAATGCGCTCACATTGTCCAAATCCCGTCTCTTATCCGGCTCATACCATCGGTAGTGCATCCGTACCTTTCTTGTTATTCGCAATCTTCCGAATTGCTCATATATAGCTTGCATCACACGGGATTCATTATCTTTCTTCATATCCGCACCCTTGTACCTGTTAGTATTCAGTGCCCGGATATAATCATTCATGTTGTTCAGTTTCCCTTTTACCATCAAAATGTAATGCATTGTAATCCCTACCTATCTTTTTCCAACTCTCAAACGTCTGCTTCATGCAGAGCCGTTTATACTGGATTGCTCTGGCTCTATGTAATTCTTTCCCAATGTATTCATGGAATGCTTTTTCATCTACCGGATCACCCGGAATCGGTCTGAATACACCATCTCCAATATTCACAATACAGTCACCATTGTTATTCGCATGCTCTATCATTCTTCGAAAGATTCTATCAACATTCATGTTGTACGGACGTTGTATTGCGTTTCTATGTCCATCCGGTATTCGGATAAAATAGCTTTCTGCCGTCTCTCTATTCTTTCCCACCGCTTTTCTCCTTTCTGCCGGAGTGTGGCTTCTCCGGCCGTGATACAATATCTTGTGCTGTGCATATCGAATGGGTGAGATGATATGCGTTAGAACCTGTTAATAGTTCCTTTTGCCACATGAATCTATATTTATTTAGCTACAACCTGTTCTTTCCGAACACCTGTATGAACTCTTCTCTTGTTCCGTAGTGTTCTTCAAAATATCTCTGTGCCATCTGCTTAAGTTTTAAGTCCAATCCCTTGTTCGGGTTCCCGTGTACGCTTTCTGGCGTAAATTCGTGTAAATGCGGTGCTAACGGTATCACAAATCCGTATTCTTCCGATTTTTTTCTGTACGGACCATAGAAAATGTGGTGTCTGTGACAGTTTGGACTTCCTGTGAAGTAGCAGTGTTCCATATCGTCAGTGAATACACTTTTAAGTCTTTTCGCCAATCTTCACACCCCATCTTTCTTTCATTTCGCTTATTTGGTTCGGTGTCATAGTCTCTATGCCAAGTTCTTTCGCTTCGTACACAGTCCCGTCAATCAGTTTTGACATTTCATCGGTATCGTAAGTATGCGAACCTCGCATTACCAGATTCACCCGGAATACTTTTCCTTTCTGATTGGTGGTTGTCTTAGATGTAGGTTGCAGATGGACAAATTCCACATTGTATGCGTCTATATCATCGTCCAATGGGAGCGGAACTAATGCACCGTTAATGGTTTCGTACTGTCCGTATTCCGCTATTAGCTTATTCTTTATGTACACCTTGCTGTTCCCGGTCGCATCTGCAATCTTTCCAACCAGTACATGAAAGTAAGAGTTTGCATCGAGACTTCTTTTTTTCTTGTATGCCTTAATCGTTATTGCAATCTGCTTACCTCTAAGGTTCTCAAATGCCTGTCTAGCGTCTTCATTTAGCGTCAGACTGGCTTTTTGCTTATTGGTGGCAAAATCCACCGCTAAGCTATCAAAAGTCCCTGTATAGTCCATTTACACACCAAACATCTTTCTGGCTTCTTCTTGGTTATCCCGGAACCACCCGTACTGCTGTTGTGTCAGATCTTCAATCTTCTGTGCACTGTATCCGGCTATAGCCTTTACTTCATCAATTTTGTTTTTTTCAAATATCTTCCGAAGTTCTTTTATCTGCCCTTGTGTAATCTTTCCGTCATTGGCTTTCTGTTCTTTCTTTCCACCGCTCTTTTTATCGGCTCCCGTCTGCTGTGCGTATTCGTTCGTGTCAGGATCCTTTACATCATCCAAAAGAAATAGTGCGTTCATTGCGTATTTTCTCGCATAGCTTGATGCTGATCCCGTCACTTGCGATTCATCCATCTTTGGTTTTGTCTCTGGCTCCCTTGCATATCCAGGAACAGAGATTCTTTTACCTGTTTTGCAATCTGTAAATACCGCAACAGCTTTTACATACACTCTTCCGGCTATCTCCGTTATCTCGTCATGTATGGTCAACAACACGTTGTACTCTCTGCTATATTTTTTGAACTCTTCCAAGATGCTTTCTGCGCTTCTGTAAGCGTAATTTCCAAAATCATTATATTTGTCTTTCGGGACATTCATTTTTGTTTGGATTTCTGAAAGCTTTTCTTCGATGTCGAGTTCTCGCTTGTCCTGTTCTTTCTTCTCTTCTGCCATTACACATCTTTCCTTTCGAAGTAGACACCAAGAGAAGTTAATGCCATCTCAATTTCTTCCAGTTCTGCATCCGTAGCCTTAACCGTGAATACTACCGTCTTTGAATCTTCCGTGGTCAGCTCCGCTGCTTTCACTTCGTCTACCGTCTTGATCTGGTCGATGGCTTTCTGTTCCGCTTCTGCCTTAAGTCTTTCCTCTTCACGGATTCTGGCACGTTCTTCTTCTCTTACCCTCTCACGTTCTCTTTCAAGTTCACGATCACGTCTTTCCTGTTCCTCTTTCTCTTTTCTCCGTAAGATTTCCGCTTTTTCCTGTTCGTAGCGGTTAATCATCTGGATAGCAAGAGCAAGGTTGTTGTTCTCCATGTACAGGTTTAACGCCTGTTCCTCTTTTTCGGACTTCATGGCCTTAATTGTTGCAATATCCTGTCTGGTCTGCATAACCTTTGAGTTTATCTCTTCCCGGATAGATTTCATTGTGGTAGATGCATTCGTCCACTTCTCACCGTAGATTTTTTCCAACGGCATGTAGTCATGCAGTTCTTCTTCCACCAGTTCGTTGTACAGATTCTGGATTTCTGCTTTTTTCTCTTCCACACGCTTCGCTTCAAACTCTTTCACCTGTCCGTCAATCAGTGCGATAGGTTTATCAATCACTCCGATCAGCTCTTTCACCTTGCCCTCGAACACTTCATAAGGCTTCATGTACTCTTTCTTCACTTCAACCTTGCGGTCGTTCACTGCCTTTCTCAACTTTCTGAGGTCTGCCAAATCACCTTTGGCTTTCTGCTTGTCTTCTTCCGCAAACTGCTTTGTCTCATACACTGCCATCTCTGTTTCAAGAGATTTTTTGATGTCCTCAAAGTTTCCGGTGATAACCCCCATCGTCTGATTTATGGTCAATTCCAATTTTTGCATTTCGTTTACCTCCTAAAGTTCTTTCACGATTGTTTTACACTTGTTTTTTTCTGCTACCTTGTCGGCAAGCTTATGCACATAAGCCTTGTCCATATCTGTTTCATAGGCATATGCCCCGATACGGTATTCCAAGTCCGGTTTGCAGATCATCCATATCTCTGCCATCTTCTTTCCCTCCCGTGATCTCTTTCACGCATTCTTCACATAGCGTCTGTCCGTCAAACGTGTATAAGCTGTCACCACTGTATACAGGTCTTCCACAGCATGTGCAGTATTCCTGTTTTTCTTCTTCCGGCTCCGGCGGTATGGTCTTCCAATGGTCATAGCCTTTAATGCTCTCCATCTCCATTCCACCCCATCAGTTTTAAAATCATGTCTCGCTCAATATAGATGTTTTGGCAGACATATCTTTTCAGTGTGTCCAGTTGCGCTTTCAGGTAGGCATATCCGTATACTGCATTTCCGTAGTCGCTCACGGTATCTGCCACTGCATCGGCTACGCTCTGTAAGCTATCTTTTTTCTCTTCTCCCATGTTCAAATCCCCTTTCATGTGTTATAATTTTCTTGAATGTTTTTCTGAGTGCTTGATTGGATTTTCCATCGGCACTCTTTTTTATACACATCCGGCTATCATAACCGCCAATGCGTATAGCGTTACCACAAGTGCTATCCTGTAGTAGTTAAGCTTGTCTTCCATGCTCTCTACCTCCTACCCAATCATAAGTATCAGCATTGCGATGAATGTGACAAACCATAAGCAACGCCAAAAGATTACTTTTCTTTTCAACTTGCGGATGATCTCTGTTGCCATTGTCATGTGTGCTTCCTCCTGTTCTTCAGATTTGCGAATTACAGGAGAATGTGTTATAATTAACCTGTATTCGCTAAGTGTTCGTTAGCGGTACACCGCCCTGTCTGGTATGCCAGTACCAGCGGGGCACTTTTTATGTCCCTTTTATCGTCAGACCGATTGTGTCTGACATATATCTATATTCTTTTTATTCTTATTCTTCTTTATATTCTTCTATTGTTGTTAACTGGCTTGCGAATTGATTGTTAACTGATTGTTATGTGGCTTGCTAACCGTTTTCACTTGACAAGCAGTTTTGCCTTATTTTTCAAGGGTTTTAGCTTGTCATTTGCTTGTCAACTGGCTTGTCAAAATTTTCGATTTTTTGAAAATTTCTTTAATTTTGGCTTGTCAATTGATTGTTATCTGAGTGTCGTTTGGCTTGCGACCAGTTACCGTTTTGCCCTTATTTTTCAAAGGTTGTGGCTTGCTAAGTGGCTTGCGATTTGACCAAAAATCAACTACCATTTTCACATTTACCTTTTCAATAATTTGAATACATCGAAAAATAAATATTTTTAGGCTTTTTTACTGCCTTTCGTACCTGTTTTTTTCACCTTTTTATGTACGTTATTACCTCCAATGATGTTCCCGTTTTTGTCCAGTTCGTCCCAAACATAACGCCCTTTACCTGAGTTCCGCCACTGTGAAAAACCTCTCAATTCTCCGTAGTCAAGCCATTCTTTTATGAGTTTTACATGGCTATCTAGCATACACTGAACGGTAAATTCCATTGTTGTGCCAACCGGAACGGTCTCTGAACATGCAAGGGATATTCTTTCTCCCTGTGGTGTGTTTGCCCGGAGTGGTCTCTGACACGTTCCCATATCCCCGTCAAAAATCAGTGGAATTTTGCGTTCTTTCACAAAAATAAGACCGTCAATCTCCTTTTTGTACGCTTTAATTTTTGATGATTCACTACCTTTAACCTTGCGGAGCATTCCGCAAGAATCTTTAAACATGCCTTTTAACTGGTAGTCATATACGAACGGCTTTCCGTCTTCGTATTTGTGGAAAATCGTCATTGATTTCTCTTCTACTGCATCTACACCCAGTGTTGCTACTTCGTCCTCACGGGACGGTGCGTCCGGTGCTTTTGATGCAATATAAGTCCGGTGAATCTCCTTATCCGCACACTGAGAACCTAATACTTCCTCAGTGAACGTGATTTTTACTTTTAGTTCTTTCATGATACTGTTTTCTCCTTTTCAATTTGTTCTGGTTGCTTTACCACTCTACGCTCTTCGCTTCCTTGTCAAGGCTGTGCTTCGCCATTCCGCTTCAAAGCTTTTCGCTTCGTTTCCCCAGCCAATCATAGCCATTCAATTCCTTTTCTATGCTGTTTCAGGCTATTCCATGCTATTCCGTTTCAGAGCTTCTCTCTTCAATTTCTTATCTTTTCGTGTCTGTTCATGCTGATCTGCTACTTTTCTTATCCGTGCTAAGCGTCACAAAGCCATATCATTTCTTTTCTAATCTCTGCCTATCTTTTCCATCTCAGTTACATTCAGTGCTTAACATTTCAGCTCCATAGCCTCTCAACTCTTGGCTCTTCCATTGCATTTCAGTTCAATACTTTTCTTTCCCTTTCCGTATCGTCACCTACCTGTATTCAATTGCAAAATCCTATATTTTAGGATTCTCTGTCCACAAAAATAAAGTCCATAGGAATACCAGAAAGTTCACTGATGATTCTTAACTGGCTTAAATCCGGCTCTGTTTTACCTAACTCCCAATTAGTTACAGTTGCCGGAGAAACGCCCACTTTCTCAGCAAATTCTCTTTGTTTCAGCTTCGCATTAACTCTACATGCTGCTATGGAAATCCTCGGAACTTTGTAAGTCTCTACCATTTAGGTTCCTCCTTTCTTTATCTTATGCCTGTATTATAATCCTATTTTTTCGTATTGTCAATATAATAATTTAATTTTTTAGGATTCTTGTTGAATTTTTTAGGATTCTGTGATACTATAATAAACGTAGAGAGGAGGTGTTAACATGACCGAGGAGGAACAGAGAAAAATCTTCGCAAAGAACCTAAACTACTACATTTCCAATAGCGGAAAGCAACAAAAGGAAGTTGCTGAAGCGTTAGGATTCCCCCAAACAACTTTTAATACTTGGTGCACTGGCAAGATAATGCCGAAGATGGGAAAGGTACAGGCAATAGCTGATTACTTTAAGATTTTAAAATCCGACTTGATTGACGATAAATCATTCAGGGAACCATCAGAAGAATTTCTTGAGATTGTAGCAAAATTAGGCGCAGACGATGAACAGTTTCAGAAAATTATAATTGATTATTATCACATGAGCACAGACAAGAAAAAAGTTTTTTGCGAGTTTTTCAATACTTTCGTTTCTGGCAACTAAAAAAGGAAAAGGAGACATTAAGTCTCCTTTTCCTTTTCTTCTCTATAGCACGCTTTGGCAAAATAAAATACCAGTTTTAAATATTTTTCGCTTGTCATTGCGGTTACTGCTTCAAGAATCCGCTTTTTGTAATATTCTTGCTGTTTCTGTTCATCCACATAAATCCCTCCAATATCCCGACACGTCATTCCAGTAGCGATTACCTACATTATAGAACATATGTTTGTTATCTGTCAATGTTTTCACTGATAGCATCTTTTACTATAAGATAGATGTACCGCATTAAGCGAGGGTCACGAATGCCTTTTATCATCCGCTTGATTTCGTTTTCGTAAGTATCAGTCCATGTTTTGCTGCTCTTGCTGTTCATTTCGTCCTTTCCCATTAGATTACCTCCTATCAATGGCTTGACAAGTGCCATTTTTATTTTATAATTATACATGTAATATTTATATAGATTATAACTCGAAACTATAGTCAAGATGTTGGCTAAAATATCGTATTTTTCTTATTAAAAAGAATGAAAAATAGCCAAGATATTAGCCTTTTCGACAGGATGTGACATAATGTTAACGAAAGAGGAAATGTTGAATAACTTTGCACATAACATCGAAGAAGAGCGGAAAAGCCTTGATTTTACGCAAGTTCTCTTTTCTAAGATGCTGGGTGTGTCTGTGTCCACATACAAAAACATCATTTCACGGAAGACTAATAATCTTGACGTTTTCTTAGCACTAAGGTTGTCGGAACTAACGCACAAACCTATCCCTGATCTCTTAGGGTGTTCTTCTAAGGAATACGAGGTATTGGGAAAGTACAGGCAATTGACCGACAGGCAACGTGCGTATATTCTTGGTAAGATGGACTATGAACTCTCTATGAAAGTGCTGGAAACGGATCCAGAAAACATGTTGGATGTTCTATGCCCCACTGGTGAGATGGCTGACGGTATGATATTGGATTCCTCACACGAAGAACGGATATACTGCCCGGAATACATAAAAAAGTACGGTGAGACGTTACATTGTGGTATAAAGATAACGAGCAACCACTTGCTCCCTGTATATGTAAAGGGTGATATCATTTGCATATCCAAAAGAGTACCAAGAAACGGTGATACCGTGATTATTATACACAAAGAAACAGGACGTGCGTATATAAGGCGGTATGTACAGAGAAGTAAGACAAAGTTAGTCCCGATCAACGGCTTCGGTGATGTCATAGAAGTTGATCCGAATAGTTTTGAAGACATGGAACAATGGGTAAGGTTTGGAGTTGTGATTGCGGTATTAAGAAGATAGCATACTATGTATGCGGAGGTGGTTATATGCAGAATAAAAAGGTCTTGGAATTAGATAGCTTTTTCGGGAAACTTGTTGCTTGTGATGAATATGTAGAGATTATTCCTATGTATGTAACAGATTCTCGAAAACAAGGGAGAAAATTCTATTATCAAAACATTAGTGGTATAACATGCAAGGAACCAAGTGTTTGGTGGGGACCTGGATATATACAATTTATAATTCCGGGAGAACAGGCTAAGCAAATAAAATGGATGGACAAAGGATGGAAGAAGACGGTTAAAAATGATCCAAATTCTTTACTTCTTTCGGTTGTAGGAAAAGATTACAAAAAAAGATATAAAGGATTTATGGATTTTCTAAACAAAAAGATAAGTGAAAAACCAGAATCTAGCGCAGAAATTGTAAATGATCTAAATCAGTTAAAAACATTGAAAGAACTTCTTGACTGTGGAGCAATCAATAAGCAAGAATACGAAGAAAAGAAAAGAAAAATACTTAATAGAATATAATCATAGCATACTATATAATGAGGGAGGAATTAAAGTGAAAAAGAAAAAAGGTGGATGTCTCAAAACTATACTTATAGTGTTCGGAGTATTCGTAGTAATTGGAGCTATAGGATCGTTGGCAGGAGGAGACAAAAGTGAACCCAAAAAAGTAAGCTCTTCTTCTGGCCAAAACGATAAAAGTTCTCAATCTGGAACAGTGGATGAGAAAAAAGAATTTCAAGTTGGAGAAACAGTATCTCTTAAAGACGTTAATGTAACATTAGTAAGTTCTATGGAATCAGCCGGAAGTGAATATGTGAAACCGGATGATGGAAAAGAGTTTTTGATACTTGAATTTAACATTGAGAACAATTCTTCAAAAGATATCAATATCAGTTCTGCAGCGAACTTTGAAGCTTATTGCGATGATTATTCGTTGAATCAAGACATTCTCGGACAGCAAGCACCAGAAGCAGAGGGAAAGACGCAATTAGACGGATCAGTTGCTTCTGGGAAGAAGATGAATGGAATCATCGTATATCAAGTACCTACAGATTTTAAGAATTTCGAAATTAATGTTGCACCGGATTTCTGGTCAACAAAAGATATAAAATATGTAATTAATAAATAATTCAAAATCCCACTACTGGCGAGAAAACAGTAGTGGGATTTTTGGTATTGTATGTAAAGTGTAATGCTCTTATATTATTTTACGATGCCGGATAAGAGCCAGTAGGTCGTGATAAGTCCTACTTTTCCGTCCGGTGTAAGCCCCCTGTTGTTCTGAAACTTCTTCACACATGTGGTCAAATATTTTGTCCATCCCTCATTATAAGACAGCTTCGTAAAGCCATATACGTCTCTGAGGGTACGTCTAAGCCATCTGATAGCCGTGATACAGTTGTGTGTCTGTCCTGCCCATAAGATATGCGTTTTAGCAAAATTCTGCGATCCGACACCAAACTTATCATCTACAGCCAGTGCGTTAGTGTCAAATCCTATGTTCATAGCTTTCTGCCATGCCCCTACACGGGTGTTTTCCAGGTAATATCTCTTGTCACCTTTCCAAGATTCATCTGTCGGTTTTGCTGTTATGGTCTGTGTAGAATTCGGTTTCTGCACAGGCTTTGCAGTACCACCAAGATTCTTATACACATAGTTCACATCCACATAACCTGGAATGCCTGGAATAGAACCCTTTGACGTGTACTGCCACATATCAATTCCGTTTACTCCGGCAGATTTAGAGCCGTAAGATGCAATCCACAGAGAATATCCCCATGTCTGACCGATATAGTTCTTATACCAAGATGTAGATGCATAGATTCCGGCTTTATATCCATGTGCCACCATTGCGTCACAAAATTCTTTTGCATTGGCTTTTGCAACGCCCTGTGTTCCCGGCTGTTCGCTGTCAAAATATACAGGCCATGCCGGAGAATGTCCTTTTAGAAGTCTTAATGCATGGTTGATTTCTCCCTGTACTGCACCTGTAGTCTTTGCGTAAGAATACAGATATACACCGTAAGGGATGCCAAGACGCTCACATTCAGATACATTTCTCAGCCATTTTTTATCATCCTGTCCTGCCTGATCTTGTCCATATCCGCATCTGATGATAGCACCTACAATGCCGGATGCTTTTACTTTCGCCCAGTCGATGTTCCTGTTATGTTCAGAAACATCGACTATCCTATTCAATATATCCCTCCTGTTTTAAGTGTTCTTTCGTTTCTGTAATCTCTGATGCATGATCTTTCACAAACTTTTCTGCATCTGTTTTTTCCATGCCGTAGTGTTCTGCCAATTCGTCTACAGTGTATCCGTAGGCACAGCTTTTGATCACTTCGCACATGGTTTCTTCGCTCATAGCTGCCATATTTTTTTCTCCTTCCCTGTTTGATAAGGAAATCATCTCATGTTTTTCGGTTGGCAATGTTCCCCACATTTTTAGGCTAATGCGCACCAGTTAACAATAATAGACACACTTGAATTGTTTCCGTTAACAGTACGAATAACGCAACTACTGGTGGTCGTACTTAAAACCTGCACTCCGAACGATTTTGTATTTTGTGATCCACCGGAAAGAGATACAAGTACAGTCGGAGCCTTTGAAAAAGTTTTTCCGAATTTTACAGTAGTATCTTTGTAAGTATTTGCAGGTGTTTCGATAAGAGACGTTGTGCCAAATACTGGGGCTTTTGCTTTTAATTCCGTAATATACGTCAGAATTGTTTTGTTCCCTAATTCTGAAAACTTCCACGTAGATGCAATTCTGCTTTTAATCGTATCGAAAATAACACCAAGTTTTGTTCGATTTGTAATCGGTGTAGAATCTTCAACGATGATATCATCTGTATCATTTACTTCTGTAACTTGTGGAAGTTCTTTTATATATTTTCCATAGATTTTCTGCGCTTTTTCATCAGCCATTTATATCTTCCTCCTTAATAAATAATGTTTGTGTAGCCATACTTTCTAATTCACTAATACGTCTTTCTAACTCGTAAATATCGTCCTCTGTAAGCAGTTTTTTTACATTTATGCCATTGTTCCAAATTGGCTGGCTTAATCCGAGCATGACTGGATTTGCATTAACATCTCCAAATTTAATATTTACAGACGTTCCAGATTCTGTCGTTTCTGTAGTAGCACTGTAAACAGTATAATCAGCATCATTAATGTTCCTTTTTAAATCTCCTGTCATAGCTCCACCAGCGGTCGGGACGTAAGGCTGTCCAGATCCTGAAAAGACTTCGTTTGCCGGAAATTCAATATCAGATTCGCCATTTACGCTCCTACTGCATCCACCGATAGTAATCTGTCTTTCTTTCCCCCATTGATCAGTTACTATTCCGTCCTGCCCATCAAACGGTGTACCATTGATTTTAATATCGTTTTTTAGCGAAGATGCTTTGATTTGAGACACATCAATATCAACAGATTCACTGCCGTCTATAGTTGCTGTCCCTGTAGCATCGCCGGAAAGAGTTAGTTCAAACGGATTTGTTAATTTATCCGCTGTAGCAACGGAAAGCAGTTGTTTTAAAGTCCCGACAGAAATCTTTAGATCTTCTGTGCTTGTTTCTATGAGCAAGTAATCATTATCTGACAATGTTTTCGCTTCGTTCAACGCTTCAATGTATATCTGGTCCATACTATCACCTACTTACTAGAGCATTCGACAAATCGCTTACCAAAGAGTTTACTTTTTCAACAAGTTTGTCGTATTCTGTTTTTTTAACGTACAGCTGATCTGTCTTTTCCGAAGAATACACTGTGGATCCACTCAACTGTGTATCATCGATTCCGACCTTTCCGGCTATGATTTGGTTAGCCTTGTCGATAGCTTCATTCGCTGTCTTTGACGCTTCTCTTGCGTCTTCGATAGCCTGTTGGATATTCGCCAAGTCTTGCTCAAAATCTTCTCTTGTAGCCAACGTCTTAAATGTTCCGGCTGAAAAACAGATAAATACTTTTTGGTTTTCGGCCACTTCGTCTATAGTTACCGCAAATTCACCGGGGAGCATCTTACTTGCGTCAAAATCTGCAAGTAGTCCCCTACGCATCTGTATAGCCATATTTTCTCCTTTCTATCCAGGGATCCATCTTACAAGAGAAACACCAGATGGTTGTGTCGGTGTTCCTCCACCGCCAGCAGAACCGCCTTTTGTATACCGTAAAACGTAATCCCATCCTCTCGAATAATTATAATATCTGCACACCCATATCTCTGTTCCCGTCTGATCCCCGGCTTCTGGATGTCCTCTTGTAGATGATGCTTGCACCATCTGGCCACCACCGATGTACATTGCAGTGTGATATTTGACATTTAGCAGTACATCCCCTCTTTGCATTCCAGCACCAGTGGCTCTGTTGCAGCTTGCCGTTACATCCGTGAATCCGCAAGCACGAAAAACATTGTACATATTTCCCGTATAAGTAGCTCCATTTGATTTTACTGGAACTCCGGCTTGTTGCCATGCAGATATTACGAGTGATGAGCAATCATAGTCTGGATTCCCCCAACGGTTCGCTTGGCTGTAGCCATGCCTGTTGTCGTTGGCTATTCTGATAGCCCATTGAACCGCACTTTCTGTTTTTGTCATATGCTGTCTCCTTAAAATGTTGTACCGCTTGCTGTTCTGCCACCGATTAAATAACCGTTTCGATAATCCAAATAACTTCCATCAGAAAATACCGCACGTCCAGTTTTGGCTTGTGTACCTCCGGTAATAAGTTTGTCTGTTGCAACTAAAACGGAATCTCCCCATATTGCTGTCCGTCCATTAGTGCTTACACTAACAGCAGAATAATGGTTACCATTATGAACATACATTTCAATTCCTTCGCTTCCATCACCAGCACCTTGTACATACTTTACAGTCCCGACTAATGTTCCTTTGCTTCCGTACACATCAATTTGTCCGTTATTTACACGGATAGCATATTTATCTTTAAAATCATTTGAGTAATATCCATTTACTCCCAATGTCCCAACGACTTTTCCGTCAGCATTTTCAATAACGCAATGTCCGTTCGTATTGTTGTAACCGCCAAGCGTAAGTGTTCCAGAGTGTATCCAATCGCAGTTAATACCTACGGCAGAAAGTACATTAACTACTGCGTTTCCGTTAGAATCAAGTCCGGCATTCCACGTTTTTCCACCGTCTGTAGATACCGCAAAAGCATCCCCGACCATTTTCCAGATAATGTTCGAATCTTCCAGCCGTTCTTTGTTGTGGAGATAAAATACAATGGATTTATCATCCTGTATCTTTTCCGTCTTGAAAAATCCCATCCCTTGTGTCATTAATGCCGTAAGGGATTGAACAGCTTCATCGTATTTGCTGATTTTTTTATCGGCCATTGCAGAAGCCTTTTGTACTGCTTTCGTTTCAGAAGTCACGTACTTACTGCTATTTCTGATTGCATTTTCGGCCGAACATTTCAGCGAAGTAAAACCGAGAAAGTTAAAAGTAATATCAGTCAAGATGGTTTTGTTTACTTTTCCGTTCCTGTCGATAACATAGGCAAGATCCATAAAGTCTGCAAGAGGATAAGAAAGATGTTCGCCGGAAAAATTCATAAATGATACGCCCGTAAGTTTTGCTCCGACTGTATTAACCAGTAAGCTCTTATCTTTGATTAGTGAATTCTCTATACTCAATATGTATCCCTCAGAACCATATGTGTACGTTTTTTCATTCTCTGTAGTTTGGATTCCTGTGATAACTATAGGCTCTACTCCTGTTGTCAGCCCAGTCTTCCACTGGGTTAAAAAGTGGAAATTATCAACCAATTTGAAATTACCATCATCCAAAATGTCACCGCTTGTATACACATTTGTAGCATCTGTCAGAATGTATCCGCTGGCTTCTTCCACATCCACGGAATGTACTCCAAGCACATTTCCATTTTTAAGCAAGAACAAATTATCTTTTTTTCCGATCAGCTGATATGCGTTTTTTTGTTTCCTTTCAACGGACCTGTACATAATTCCATAAGAATCATCTGTAAGAAGTTCCAACCCATCATCAAACCATCCACCGTCAACATTCGAACCGCTTGAATATTTTTCGGAACTCCAATCCAAGTCGTCGTAATAATACTCGCTAATGTCTTCTGAGAATGTACCGCCAGACATATCCGCATAAGTTGAATACTTTTCTGATATCATGTCTGTTTCGAACTGACCACCGTCATAATTCTGTCTCGGATCGTCAAACCATCCACCGTCAATGTCCGCAATATTATCAAAAAGAGACATATCATACTGTGAAATCTGTAAATGGTTATCTGCATTCATCCACGCATTACCGCCAGCAATCATTGCAATCCATCCGATCACCTGTCTGTGAGTGGTATTTGTAGGTTTTTCCTTTACCATGATGTTATCATCAGAAAACGAAGTAACATCCATCTGCACACCGCACGTTCTGCAAGAATCTTTCAGAATATCCTTTAGGCTGAGTGGATACGTTAAATGTGTGGTATAATCTCTGTCAAGTTTGTATGCATCGTCATAAGCCGAAAAGCTTACGGTATCCCCATAGCTTTCCGGGTCAATTACGGTATAAGTGCCACTTTTTATAGTCAGATCACCTATATCCGTGCTAATTGACTTATACAATGTTATCTTTGCACCGAGAAAGCTATGAACTCTATATCTGTCATCTGAGTTGTACAGTTTTACTGTTATTTTTCTGGACACAACATTACCGAGTGGCAAGCTTTGTGTACCAGCTCCATCAACAATGTTGTTGCCAGATATTAAAAATTCGGATCGGCCAAGATTTAACACTGTGCCATCCAAGAAAGTAACCCTTGCAGATGGATACCAGTCACTACGTCCGTATATAGCTTTCTTATATGCATTGCTAATGTGTATCATAGTGGATTCACCCCGATTATGTTAAAACTAAGGGATTTATACTTTTCTTCTCCCTCTTTTAATGTCCCGATATCTACACTTCCTTGTGTGACGTAAAACGGTGCTTCTCTCCATCTTCCGTAATACACGGAAAAATAATATAGCTGCACTTGCCTTTGGTTTACAATCATCTGCAAAAGGCTTGCCATTTCCGATATGCTTATGTCACTTCCCTCATAAGCGTAAGATTCTACCGTGAACATCGGTTCATTGCACATAACGCCACTCATTAATCGCTCTGTTCCCTCTGTAGAGGTAGTGGCAAAGCTGAATTTGAATGTGTCTGGCTGATGAATAGTCCGGCCATTAATCTTAATCACTTGCTGTGCCATTTTACCTACCTCCCGAGTTCGAATACATTCTGTCCATTGGACATCTGCATCTCTTTTGCTGTATCAATAAGCTGTTCAAGTACCGTTCTGCTGTCCAAATTTACCACAAGTTTTATCATTCCTGTACCTTTGCCACTTTCTTCGCTTACGATTTTTCTTAACAGATTTTCCGGCATCTCCAAGTTGTTTCCCTTTGTCTGGTCACCAAGCACCGCTAAAAACGGATTTCCGGCCGGAATAACTGCCCCTTGTGCAAGGTAAGGAACCCTCGTGAAGTTCGCATGAGAAAGATTGATTCCTTTACCACCGATACCCGGAACCCAATCCGGCACCTTAATATGATTCAATCCATCAATCAGATTATTAATTGCTTTGACAATCACCTGTCCCATCGCATTAAACAAAGCAATAACCTCATTGACCGGGGTTTTGAATATCGAATAGATCATATTTGCTTCGGCTCGAAGAATGTTCAATAATTCTTTTCCGGCAGCCTTGAATTGGCCTGTAAAAACTAATTTAAAGAATGAGATAAATCCAGAACATATCTGCTTTATACTGTCAAAAACACCTTTCACGGTACTTAATAAAACTTCTATTCCCTCGCCCAATACTCCGAGTTGAGCATTCCAATCAACGGCAAATACCCCTTTTATCCAGTCTATAAGCTTTGACATTACAGCTTTAAGTTGATCCCAGTGAGTAGCTATTAATATGATTGCTGCTATTGCTGCTGCTATTGCAATAGGAACAATGCCAAACGTAGAAACTACTTGACCGATAACGCCAATTAATCCACCACCGCCTTTTAGAATATCGATTAGTGTTCCTATGTGTCCAGCAAATCCAAGAACTGCGCTTGATATAGTTGCAATTAAAGGAACTATCTTTGATGTAGCAAACGCTGTAACTAATGCTGTCCCAATGGCATCAACAATCCACTGATGTTCACCGAGGAAATTAAACAAGCCAGCAAGTACATTAATAAGTGCCGGAAGACCGCTCTCTATCAGCCATGTAAGCATCGGTAATATAATGTTCGTATACAATCTTTCTAAGAAACTTCCAATAGCTTCTATCAGCGGTGACATAGATTCAAACAGATTCTTAATCGAATTAAGTAACGGGTAAAAGTTCAACGATCCCGCCCACTGAGCCGTATCCCACACAAGACGATTGATGATATCAAGTACCTTTTGGAAAGCGTCTGCTATAGCCTGTATAATGGCCGTTCCTACGGCGTTTTTATTCCAAGCTATATTTAATTGCCTTGCGATATTCCCGACCGTTGTAAGCAGTCCCTGTGCGATCTGTAACATGGTAGACAGTATCTGTGTGCCTGTACCATTCGTCCAGACTTCCAACATACTACTGCCGACACTCTTTGCAAGTGCTCCAAGCTCCGATAATGCATACTTAGCAGCATCAATTGTGTTCTTTCCCTCACGCTCCCACGCTTCTTTGAACGGTTGGAATATCTGCCCCAGTACATCCTTGATTTTTTCGAAAATCGGCGGTGCATCTATTGGAACTTCTTCAAACATTTTGCTGATCGGTGTTCCGTTTACATCGGATCCAGACGGTGTTGTGTCGGTATCCTTATTTGTTGTGTACCGATTAATTTCATCGAGCGGTGACAGGTAGTCTTTCGCTGCTTTTGTGGCTTTCTTCGTAGACTTGGCGGTCTTGTCCAGACTGGCAGCATAATTTTTTTGTACTGCCAGTGCCTTTGTGTATGTTTTATTCCCGGCAAGATACCCGAAAAACATTCCTACATAGGTTATGGCTGTACTGATAAGGTCAATGAATCGTGACAGTATCGGTGTCACAACTTCCAGAATCGGACTGAAAGCTGTAGCAAATGCATTTTGCAATCTGATAAGGCTCCCCCACAAAGTAGATATATTTGCGTTTGTGGTTTTGGAATATTGAGCGAGATTATTGAATCCACCTATTATTCCTTGTGTAAGAGCACTAAGAATTCGAAAAACACTGCTAAACAACACAGACATCGTAAGCATTCTTCCGATACTCATTCTTGCTGATCCGGCTGATTTACTAGCGTCTTTAAATGACCTACTCAGTTTTGAATTGGAATTTGCAGTTTTGCTATTAGCACTGTTTACTCCAAATAGTTTTTCTTTCAAGGAAACCAAACCAGTACCATAACTTGCCAGTTTGCTTTTAATGCCAGAATACGATGTGTTTAATCGGTTCTGCATATCAGCAAGTCTTCTTTCCGCAACAGCAAGTTTTTCAACTTCGGCTTGCGGAGCTTCTGCACTCTTAATTTCTTTAAACGCTTTGCCACTTTTTTCTAAATCAGCCAATTTATTTTTAGCGTTTTCGATCGAATTTGACCACTCATCCACAGTACGTTGCTGGTCTCTATATATATTAGAATTGATATCTCCACCATTAGAAACAAACCACTCTTGAGCCTTTATGAGTTGATTCATTTTTGCCGTAGTCGTTTCTATCTCGTCCTGTATTTTCTTGTATTCTGCGGTTGGGATGCGCTGATTTGCATAGGATTCTACCTTTTGGCGTAACGATTCTACCTTTTGTTCTTGTGCGCTGTATTCGTTATTCAGTTTTGCAAAAGCATCTATTTGCTTGTTGATAGCGTTTTTTGCAGACGTTCCCAAATTATCCACCCTGTCTGCTGCTCTTCGCAATCCGGCTTCAATTTCTTGCGTACCCGCCTTTATACCATCAGTTCTGATTTTTGTGTTAATAACAATACTTCCATCTTCTGTCATGTATTGTCCTTTCTACCGCTAAAAGTTTGCGGTCAGCGGGTATCTCCACATGATACCCGGTTAATTATTTACGAGTCCGAATACTCTTCTTAATTCTTCTTTTTCTTCTTCGCTTCGCTCTGGTGTTGCTTTAAGGTCAACAAGTTCTTTGTTGCTAGAATAGAATTCTTTTTCCCAACTATCCAATTTCTTCCCTTTCGAGACTTTTTCACGAATGTTAGTTATTGTGCTGAACAGAGATTCTCCAATCTCCATGAAAAGTCCCATGAACGTCCACCAATGCAAGTACTCTTTATCACGAATATCCTCATGTGCCACTTTATTAATGGCAGGAATTAGAATCTTTGCATCTTTTTTCCAATCCATAAGTTGCGGTTTTTTCTTATCTCCCTTAAATCCGCAGTCGATAAACTCTTTCGCCGTCTTTAAAGCTTCTTCCCAGTCTTCCGTTGGGAGATTATCAAAGTCTTCGTAGAATATAGCCAGAATCGTTGTGTATATCTCTAAGTTCTTCTCTTCTTCGGACATTCCGGCTACTATGTCGGGATCATTAATAGCACAAAGAATATCTAACACGGCTCTATAATCTGAGCGTATTCGATATTCTTTGCCGTTTACTTTAACAGATTTGGGGAGTTTCCAGACATCCATTAGTTGTGGTACTTGGCCACATACTTATTTACACGGCGCTGTACCTTTGTTACGTTGGTGTTCAGTTTTGCTTCAATGACTTTTGCAACACTGTCAATTACAATTTCGAGGAAAATTCTTCCATCATCCATTGGCGAAAACGGTCCGAGAACCTGGAAAAACGCTTTTTCTGCATCTCCATTAATCAGATAAGACATTTTCTCTGCAATTTCTTTTTCTGCTTTTCTGGCAGCTTCAATGCTGTCGTCTTCCGGCATCTTGTAATTTTTCCAAAATCGAACGACTTCTTCGTATCTGTCAACAATGTTAGTGTCAGTCGGTGCGAACACTATACTTCCAAGAGTTTCACCAAACTGGTTTTTGATCGGAATTTTGACTCGTCCATCATTTACCTTAATAACCAGTTCGCTATCATTTCTTTTTTTTGGTAACTTGTTGCTCATATTATTCCTCCTGTTAATAAAGCGTTACAGTACTTCTTTTCCTGTAGAAAGACTATGTGGAATTGCTCCGGCTGTGAATTCTGGATTGCCAGAAGCAAGCGAAGTAGCACTTACATATCCCTCTGTTCTCTTGCCGTCAGAAGATACTTTAAATGGAATGTTTACGCCAGACGTATCTCCACCATAAGACTGAGGTTTTACCATAACCTCTTCGACATATGCAAGGTGGTTTTCTGCACTTGTATCTTCCACAAGAACTTCCAACATAAGTGTTTTGCAATCCGCTCCTTTCAATCGTTTCATTGCAATATCCCTAATCTTCGGATACAGCTTTTTGTCCGGGTTTGCATAGTATGTATCTGCATCCATAGACGGTTCATATCCATTATCTGTTGTTTTTGTCTGGCCAAGAATGTTCTTCTTTGTCTCTGTATCCGGGTTCAGATCAACCGACATATCGTCAATGTCATCACCAAGGATTTCCCACGTAGCACTTGCTGCTGTCTGTTTGAAACTATAGTCCAGGTAATGCGCGAGTGCTTCTCTACTAAGATTTCCCATATTATAGTCCTTTCTACCGTTAACTTTTTACGGTCAGCGAACATCTCCAATTGATGTCCGGTTAATTAGTTCTTATGAATACATTTCTGTATTTAAGAGACATACTAATCACCCAGTCTTGCACATTGTTTTCGTAAGTTTTGTCAAGGTATGATGGTGTGATTCTTGTAATCTCTTCTATTTTTCGTTCTTCTGTAAGTGTTGGGTAAGATGTAAGCCTATGCTTTCCACCATCAATCACGACTGTTTGTCGTTCCAGCCATTTACCTACACTATCAAGAAATTCCTTGATATCCGCTTTCATATTCGGAGAATCACGGGATGTCCTGTACACGATATAAAATGGGTAGTTGCAAAGCTGATTCACCTTACCTGTTACCGATTTTTTCTCCTGTGCAATCACCGCACCGGATACCGGATAGAATGCCATTCCGTCATCTTCTTTGAGTGTGGAAAACTTAAACACTTCTCCGGTTTCCAATCCTGGATACTGATTCAGCAAATCTTTAAGTGCATTTGTTACAATGTCGTATCCGTCAACATCGTATTTCACTATTTTTTTACTATCCACCGCCTGCACGTTTCTTCACTCCTTTTACCCATGTATCACCAAATTCATCTTTAGCAGAATCAAACCAATGGTCTGTTGCAAAAGGATTTGGCACTTTCGAGAACTGAATATCACGGTCTGTTACCACCTTTTTCGCCCCCGGTCTCGCCCACGGTGATCCTGTTTCCGGGTCTACCATAACTTTCCCCATGTACAGGTATCTGGCGTAAGGACCATATCCGGCATAAACCTTTCCACTACCTTTCAAGGCTTCGTTCTGCGTATTGGTTGTATCAATCAGCATCCCGTCTCTTTGTGGAATATACTTTTTTGTGCCTGTCCATACCTGTTCATCTAACCAAAGTTGAGCATCTTGGAATTGCTTTTCGAATCGGTCAAGGTTCACATTTACTTTGATGTCAGCTTCAACTATCGAGATGTTCGGAAAATGGAACATTCTGCTACGTGCCATTTACTTTCCCCCTATCTCAAAATGTGGGATAAGTGTGTATGTTCCGACATTGGTGATTAAGAATACATTGTCTTGATTTTTGTTCATATAATCATAAAAGCCACCATCTCTCCGGCTCTGATAGTCTTCGTCTGCTATCATCTTTTCATCATGTTCGCCCTCGATGAAAAAGTCACCGCTTGCAAATGTGACGGTATGTCCAAGTGTATCGTTAATTTGTTTCGCCCATTTTTTAGGCTCAAGATACTTTTTGCCAGCTACTACTTTTTCATCTGATGTTATGCGATATAGAACATGGAGCGTTGCCGTGTCAGCCGTATCAAGTCCTGTCTTTTCGATGTTTGCAGATTTATCAACAATGAGTTGAACGCCTTTGATTATGGTAGGATACCAAAATATTTCATCCTTTTGATTCACATATTTGTTGAATACAGTTATGGTTTTGTCATACATTGGTACCACCTCTCGTTAATAAAACTTCTTACCGCATTTTTCGCACTTCCATATGTGCCTTGTTTCTTTTATCCCGTTTCCGATATCTTCCAGATACGTTCCGGCATGGATTTTCTTTTTGTGTTTGCAAAATAATTTTTTAATGATTCCCATTGTTCAAATTCCTCTATATAGCAAGTACACTCCGTTATCATCGGTAACATTAAAAAGATAGCTGACTGCTGCTTCAAGAAGTATTCTTTTCTCTTCTTGCACATTGGTAGCTGCTACGGTATACTGATTGCTCTGGCTGTTCCCGTTAGTGTAAGATATGCTTTCATTTCCAGAAGAAATAGAAGAGACGGTCTTGTTTACGACCGTCCCATCTTCTCTCTGTATGGTTCCTATGGCATCCATAGAAGCTTTTTTAGCTTGCTCTATCTTATACATTTCATCAGCTACTGCACATACCGCTTTTTGAACTTTTGTTTCTGCTCGCTCATTTTCTGGAAGTCCATCGACAAGACGATCCATCGTGTAGTTGTCTACGCAGTCACTAGCACGTTCAGCATATTCGCGAAATTCGCTTTCTGGAATTGTTTTTCCAAAAAATTTTTTTGTATAAAACTTATAATCTGTGTACGCCATAGTGTTTCACCTAATTTTCCTGTTTACTAGAATTTGATCTGGCTTTAGTCTTTCCAACTGAAATTTCTTTATATTTTTGTGGATTGTTCTCCATCAACCGAGCACTCGTTTCGTTCTCGGTTGATAAGATTCTTCCTGTTTCCAAGTCTTCAAACTGTCTCATGCTTACTCACCTTTCTTGTTCTTGAAGATAAGGTCTGGCATTACAGATTTTGTTCCGTAATGGTAAAAGAGTTCGATGCCGTATGCTTCTGAAAGAGGAATCTTCTCAGCGCTGTATGGTGTGGATTTAACAGGCTGTGCGATAGCTCCATCCACCATCACGATCACATCAACGTCTGTCGGCATGTGCACACATGAGAATGTTTTTACGCCATGATAAGCGTAGAACTCTTCGTCAGCCACGCCAACACCTGGAACCGTAACCTTGTCAAGATATGTGCGGATTTTTCCGTAGAATTTAGGTGTACAGATCATGTTCATCATAGAACGAGGTACTCCGTCCACATATTCATTCTTGGTGGTTTCGCACTGCTGAATCATGGTTTCAGCCTGTTCCTCAATAGCTGTAATACCTGTCAGATCAACTTCTGTCGCATCTGCTCCGGCAACTTTGAAGAACTCAGTGTCGAGTTCTGCGATCATTCTAAGTGCATGGTTTGCTGTTCTTTTTGCGATAAGTCCCTCTACTCCGAGAAGAGATACGTCTTTCTGTTCAACCTCTTCTACGATTTCCTTATCCACATTAATCGGAATCGTAACCGGCTTTCCTTTTACTCCATCGCCTTTAGCTGCACCTCTGGCAGTTCCATAATTCTTAGATGTCGCATTTGCGAATCTTTTCGCTTCTACGGTTCCGGCTGATGGATCACCGGAAAGTTCGGTATTCTTCATTTTTCCAGAAATAGTGTTCTTCTGGACGTTTTCAATGACCTTTCCGTACTCTTCTGCAAGAAGCATTTTTCCGGTTGGGTCAAGTAACATGTTTAACGATGTAATTCTTGTTGTTTCTGCCATTTTTGTTCTCCTTTAATTCTTTAAGGTCAACGACTATCCTCTATCGATAGCCGGCTAACAGTATGGTTTTACCAAACAGTTCCAGGAACAAACGGCTCTGCTTTCTGTTCACTTCCACCTTTTTCTGTAGGTGTTGTGAATACAGGTGGTGTCTTACCATCCGTCACGAAAGCATCTTTCTGAGATTCTTTCAATTCTTTCATGTAATCATCAAGACCAAGAATCTTTTCGCCCTCACGTTTCAGGCCTTTATCCTTAATCATGTTGATAATGCCAGTCTTGGCAAAATCAGAACTGAATTTTTCGCCCGCAAGAGCCTTTGTCAGAACGTCATTGAAGTCTCTTTCTTCAATCTTCTGGTTGTACTCTTTTTCACTGGCATCAAGCTTGTCTTTCCATTCTTTTTCTGCATTCTCAGCTTTCGTCTTCCACTCATCACGTTCTCTTGTGATTGCATCGAAGTCTTTTCCCTCGAACCCGTCCAAAGTCTCTTTCGCTGTTTCATACTGTGTTTTAAAGTTGTCACGTTCCTGTGTCAGAGTTTCTACTTTTCGTGTCTGCTTATCGTAGTCAGATACGCTCTTGTAATTCTCTTTCACTGCATCTTCGATTGTCTTTTTCTGCTCATCTGTAATTTCAAGACCAGCATCCTTGATAATCTGAATAATATTTTTCATGTTGCATATCCTCCTCAACGTCTCTTATTAACCGCTTCGTCTGCGGTAGGGATTCAGACAGATGAACCTCTGTCGGGGTAATCGGGATACACGGAATCGAACCGTGGACATAAGTCTTTTTTTAAAGAGATGATTGTGACTTTTGTTCTACCATTGAACTATATCCCGTTAGTGGTTGGTGTAAGTGTTCCCTCTATACAGTTCCAACCACTGTTACGGCATTTGACGGTCAATCTGCATATTGTTCCGTAACTAACTCTATACAGAAAAAGGATAGCCGGAAATGAATCCATGCACCATACTGTGCACTATCCTTTGCGGGATGAAAATTTATCATATTATATTTTTAGGAGGTAACATAAGATGACGGTTCCCCAAGTCCGCAACCTTAGGGGAAAGCCTAACGGGCGTTTGACTGCCCTTTAATCAGCATTCCGCTATTAGGCTTTATTGAAAGGAGGTGTATCAAGTAAGAAAAGAAAATGTCCTATGTGATTCACCGTATATATCGTAACATTAATATATATTGTACTCCGTACCCATGTTTTTACATTTCCGCAAGCTTCTTGATTTGCCTTTGAATCTCTTTCCGTTCTTCTGCAAAATCTGAATCCATTACCATAGAGGAAAGCATGTCGTACACTTCTACCATAAGTTTCCCGACACTTTCCATCAGTTTGTCTCTGTGCGCTTGATCTCCGTTCTGTTGATACATCTCTTTCGCCATAATGTACTGGTCATATAGTGAATCAATGTTTTTGTCGTACTTTCCGTTACTGTACTTCTTGATAAGGTTTTCCGATGCATCCGCAATCATCCCCGGTACGCTTTCGCATTCCAAAGATTTCATATTACACAATGTAGATGTAATCATGTACATTGCCTGTAAGTTAGACATATTTAAGTCTTTCTTTGCAGATGCTTTCTCACGTTCAAGCTGTTCTTCCAAAATCTTTTTGATCTCGCTCATTTATTACACCTCGATTCCTTTCATTTTCTTTTTGTATTTGTCGTGAATCTCCGATTGAATTTCTGTGATGTATACCATGTCGTATCCGGTAGATATGAGGTCGTTAATCATACATTCTACAGTTTTTAATTCTTCGCTTACATCCTCTACCAAACATTCCACGAACATAGCATCAGCCACATGACCGTTTTCTCTTAGCGTGTGTGCGTACTGTTCGTACACTTCCTTTGTTTCGGATTCCCAATTGTGATACTCGACAAAGCCATCTTCTACGGCTTTCTGCTTTGTGCTTTTCCCAACGCTTAACCGTTTGGCCGTTCTCCACGCATCCGGGATAACATTCACTTTTCCATCAAATACATCATCAATAAGCTGATTGTGATGGTTTATAAAATATCGGCACACTTTCCTACGTTCCAAGCTTTCCGAAATGTGCTGGTACTCATGCATCCGCTTAAAGCCTTTTAAGCCAAGGAAATCGAAGTAGTCCGCAAACTGTCCGTGCATCATAACAGCTCCGATAAACCGTTCGTTGATTTCGGCAAAGATTTCTTTCGGAGTTTTGACATCTAGGTTGCTTTTAAAATCAATCATAGAAACTCACCCCTTTTCTATGAGAGCTTTTTAATGATGATATTCGCATCCTTAACCAATGTGTCAACGGTGCCAACGTTGCCAACCGATATAGTGACGCTACTTCCGGCCGGAACTGCAATCAATGTAGTTGCCCCGACATTCTGATACACATTTGCCGTTGCTACTGTATAGTCCATTTCCGTACCGGAAATCGGTTCCCCGTTCTGTTTGATAGATAACGCTACCGCTCCTATTGCAGATGCCGTAACGTTTCCGTTAAACTCAACTTCGACCGCCATCGGCAGATTCCCACGGTTTGTGATTTCAAAAAGCCCACTGCCGTTGTCATGTGCAAGCCACCCTGTGTTACAAGCACATCTACGGCTTTTCACTCTTGTTTCTGTAAATAATACATTCTGATTTGTTGCTACTGTCTGAGCATTTTTAGCAATAGAATTTAACATATTTTTTCTCCTTTCTTAAAAAAGAGAGCAAGCGCATGCCTACTCTCTTTGATCTTCGCAAGACTACTTTTTCGTAGATATGGATTCTTCCAACATGCTTATGATTTTGTTTTGGTTTTCAATTATTTTCAAAAAGTACTTACTGTCTTGCTCATGCAAGTGTTTTTCGATGTCAGAATTACTCGCCTGTGATAGATCGCTGTTAAAATTCGCTATCTGCAAAGCAACTCCGTACACTGTCAGAAAGTCAAGTAGTGATATATCGTTCACTTACATCACATTCCCACTTGCACAGCAACCATTACCAAATGCGTTATACGCAAAGTATGGACTGCAAGACATATAAGCCGGTTTTGGTGTCGGTCTCACCGCATCAATAATGTTATTGGTCTGTGAAACCTGTGAAATCTGCCAGTATGCTGTCTGCAAATCTCTGTCACGATCAGCGAGCTTGTCTCTCAAGTTCTGAATCGTGTTATCCTGGATTAACTGGCGTGTAGCCTGTCCATCTGCTAAGATGCTTTCTTTGATGTCACAGCAACACTGTGCCATCTGTGCCTGCATGTTCTGTGCCTGTAATGCCGCATCATATCTACTCTGTAAGATTTCTTTCTGTGTGTTACAGCAACACTGAGCCTGCTGAGCCTGTAAGTTCTGCAAGCCGAGCTGTGTGGTATAGCGGTTCTCTAATACGTCTCTCTGTGTCTCGCAAGCTGTGTTGGACACATTCTGATTTGTGTTAAAGATATCTCTTTTCACGAATTCGTCAGAGACAAAAGCGTCATGTGTTCCGTTGTTGTTTCCCCATCCGTTACCGCAAAACAGGAAAGCAAGAATGATAATCCAGAACCATCCACCGTCACCCCACATATTTCCATCGTTGTTTCTTGTGACTGCTGCTACATCGGCAGCACTAAGTGTGTTTAATCCCTCGTTCATGTTGGTTCTCCTTTTCTTTTATTTATCAAGACGTGTGCACTCCGTCCAGATATCACTTTACTTTATTGATAATGTCGTTTGGATTCATGCCATTTTTCTGACACATCTCCATAAATACATCTTTCGGGTTTCGCCCCTGGCACATATCCATAGCCTTTTTTATGTTCGGGTTGCTCTGCGCCATATTCTGCAACATTGCTCCGGGGTTCTGTGTACTCTGCATCATCCCCATCATTTTTTGAATCATTCCGAATGGACCGTTGCCGCCCGGCATACCGCCCATCATTCCCATTAACGGATTACTCATGCGTCAGCTCCCCTTTCTGTTCTTCCGGCTGAGGTTTCAATGTATCCAGTAATTTGTTGAATTCTTCTCTTGTTACGTACTTAGCGTCCATGTTTTCCGCTACAGGTTGTGGGTTGTTCGCCTGTACCTCATGGAATTCAAAAGCCTTAAACGTAACACTTCCAACACCGTCAACAGATTTCACGTAGAAGTACGGTGCGTTGTTATCCATCATCCAAGTGGTTGTTCCCGGCTGTACAATCTGATTTCTTGCCCCGTCAATTCCGGCTACCTGTATCCAGTTCACATTCGGTTGTGGCTGTGCCTTGTATTGCTGTTGAGCCTGTGATAAGTTGTCTATCCGTTGTCGTAACGCCATCTGGTCTTGCATATAAGCATCCTGTGGCATGTACGGTGTATATGACATATATGGATTCATACTCATACCTCCTGTAAATTAGTATTTGTTGTTCTCTATGCTTTCATTTTACGCATAAAAAAGAGACCTTAACAGTTCGTTAAAGTCTCTAAAAAGTATCACTTATTCTTCTGTATAACGGGTGTTCGTAATCTTTCCGTACACATCTTCGTACAACTCCTGTTTATCCCCGTTGTATGTGTACTCCGCATAGATTCCGTCACCACTGATGTCAGTTGAAGCAAGGCATTTATAGTTCTGTAAAGTTTTGCAACTCCATACAATAAATACATTGCTTAAGTCAATTGTTTGAACATCATTAGGTCCCTTGTGAGGTTTCTCGCTCTTGTTGTACCATTCAACAAGTTTCTTTTTACATACACTCTGAAAGTGATCCATTCCTGTAATAATCATAATTAATCCTCCTACTCTGCAAATACCCAGTCTTCTGCCAGCATATCAGCCTGAGACGCTGTCCACGGCACTTTATTTTTAGGCGCATAAGGATTTTCTGTCTGTAATCCAGTAGTGTTGATATATATGAACGAATGCGTCATATAATTGAATGCTTCAATAGTTGTTCTTGCTGTAACTCTGTCGTATTCTTTCACTTCTTCACTTAGTTCAGAATACGGAATCATATCCGGGTGATCTGTAACTCCCTGTTTTTTCTTTTCTTCCCACCATGCGTTATGCACTGCTTCTGCAATAGTTTCAAGATTGACTTCTGGCGAATACATTTCCAGATAGATTCCTTTACCATTCCAACCTTTACGAGCTACCTTAAGTCCTCTTTTCAGATAACGGATAGCATCACCAAATCCAAATGTTGACCGACCGCCAAGAGCACCGCAATTCTTTTCATCAGCAATCATCCAGTCATCCCTCTGCGTGTGCATAAAAGTATATTCCACTCTCTGCGTTTCACGGATATCAAGAACATCTCCCTGTCCTTTGTCGGAATCCTTTGGTCTGCAATGAATCATAATCGTCTGCTTATCATTATCCCAACACCAGTATCCGTTCCATCCCGGCAATTTTACTTTCGCACCCTGTTTCATTAATTCAAACGCTTCTTTAAAAATCATAATAAATCCTCCTGTCCGGCTTTCCACTTTGCCAATTCATCACGCATAATTTTCTCCGCTTTTTCTCTATTCATTTCAATCGGAAACGTTGCTTCAACATGTACTTCATCTTCTATTTTCTCAAAATTAATATCTTTTCTCATAAATGTAAGAATTGGTTCATACATATATTGCTTGGATATCTTGTTATATTTTGCATGCAATACATATAGATTACCAATAGCCCAATCACTGTCTATCTCATATTCATCAGTGTCATATTCTTCTATAGAAGCCGTATCTCCATATAGTTTTGCTCTAATCAGACCCTCATTTATCGTTGCACAAATCTGTTCAGCTTTATCTTTATCTAGGCACACTGCCTCTATTCCATAATCTGAATATTCACCGCTTGTAATCACATAGACTTTCATGTTTTTACTCCCTCATTTCACAGAATTTCTAATTCTTTGAATACTTTCATGATTTTAGGAAATTGAATGGCGAACCAGTCAACGATTGTTTCTTCATGTCCGAACTGTTTATAATGTTCAAAGTTTGCCTGTAATCCGCTTTCAGCAAGAAAAGCATGTATGATTTCATGCCTTAATTGCTTTTTCATAAGCTTTTCAAAATCACCAACTTCGTTTACATTATTGTTTCTGATTTTGATTACATGCGCTGTGTAATCGCAAAAACCATCAATCGTTTCTTCTTCAAAAGCTTCTCTAATTATTTCGTATTCCGTTCCAAGAATATTTACTTTTTGCATTTATTCCTCCACTAACTCAAATCTGTACTTCTGCTTCACATCTGGGTATTTCTTCCTGTCTACTTTGCCAACAAACATTCCGTAAGGTCTGCACCACACGCCACCAGAGCATTCGTAAACTACCTTAAACTGTCCCGGCATTTCGCTATCCTGTGCAATACATAGGACTTTCACTGTCTTGCCCTTGAAGTGCCTGTACACCTGTCCAGGTTCAACTCTTCTGTTGCTCATTGTCGGCTGTTCGTCATTGAAATACTTCTCGCATTCTGCCAAATCACAGTTCTCTCTCATAAGCGGATGCTTTTCATTCAGCTTCTTAATCTCTGCTTTCTGTACGTGAATGTGCTGTCCTACAAGTGGAAATCCACAGCCATAAAGCATTTTCGCCTTAATGTGGTGTGATTCAAGTCTGCCTGTCGGGTCTATGAGATATCCACTTATTTTAAAAATCTTAGGTATCATATAATCACCTCTTTGCACCTGTTATTTTGTTGTGCTCTTCTTCAGATATTTGTTTTGTTCCAACTAAACGAAATGTATTAGTTCCAGCACTTGATCCGTAATATGCTTGGAAATCTATTTTTTCTGTATGGACATTCGAAAAATCCACAAAAGGTTTTACAAATTCAGCAGTTTCAAAAACAGGAATATACACTATATGTCCATACTTATATTTCTTTCTTCCTTTTTCGTCAATAATCCAACCAGCGTTAAAACTTATTTCACCAAACCCAAGTACGCCCGATACTTCTTGACCAGTTGCTTCGATGTACGCTTTACAAGGTTTTACATCTTCAAGCCACATGCCTATACCACCCTTTCAATTTTATCATTCACTCTTCTACTCAATCTTTTGACCGTAGACACACTCACATTCATTTCTTCCGCACAGTCCTCTAAAGGCATAGCTTTAGCACGGAGCCGGAACAGTTTCAATTCATCCGATGTGAAGTTGCATTCTAACTCAAAATAGTCAAGTTCTGGTCGTGTAAAAGAGTATATTTTCATAATTCCTTTGGTTTCTTGTCCGTCATAGCATTTACAAGCTCTTCCCGAGTTTTTTTTAAACCCTCAATGTTATTCCCTGTGATTTTGTTCTCGATCAAATTAAACATACTTCTCATTAATAGATTCATATCATCCCTCGTATTCCTTATGTTCTTATAATCGTTATCAAGTTTCTGATTAATCCCTGTGATAGATGTTTCAATGTTCGTTATTCGCTTTTCAATTTGTTCTATACGGTTGTCCTGTTTTTCTTTTGGTGCTTTCCATGATTTGTACCACCCGGAAAGCACCGCAACAGCGCCCCCGATAACAGATATAGCACCGCATATAGCAAGTATCTGTGTTATTAGTTCCATGTGTTACGCTCCATAATTCAATCCGATTCCGGCTTGCCTGTATATCTCTTTTCGCATTCTCTCTTTCAGTTCCTCTGTATCAATAGTGACTGTAGTGTTTTCTGCAACCTTTACATTTCTGTAATCATGAGCCTTTAATACAGGTGATGCCATATTTTCAATAATCGGTGAGACAACAGGAGCAAGATACGCTTCTTTCTCCAGCCGCTTATTCTTGCACTTGTCTTTAAACGGACACTCTCTGCACATTTTTGCCATTCTTGTCAATCCACTCATTTTACATCACCTTTCGTATTAAGATATCTCTGTGCTGCTTTTGCTGATCTCACAGCTTGTGACCTATCCCACTGTGCTACCCGTAGACGTTCCGAATATTCTTTAAGACCATTATCTTTGCAGAACTCACGGTATTGCTTATTCTGCCGTCTCAGCACCGCTGATTTGCGGTCATACATCTGTTGCAATTCGAATTTAAGCTTATCATCTCCGCTTGCATCTATAGCAGTCTGCAAATTCTGAATCTCTCTCTTGCTGTTACGAATGCGTCTTTCCATAAGCCGTTGTTTTTTCGCACGCTCTTCCGCTTTGATATTGTCTTCGCTCGACAGGTTGATATCCGCATATGGATTGTTTTCACCGTCACCGGATCCGAAAGAGTGTCGGCAGTTCACACCACACAACCCTGTCACCGTTCCGTAGCCTGTTGATGTTCGGAAGTCAGGGAACCTCTTGTCTTTGCCTGTCCGGGAATAGAATTTCCCTTGCCACCAAAAGTGGTTTGTTGGATTGTTTCCACCATCACCAATTCGTGCTCCTACATGTGCCGATACTAAGATGGTATCCCATTCTAATTCTTCCATTCGTTTTAGTGCGATTGCTCCGGCACACTGACTTATCCCTGTGCGGACAGTCATCATAGTAGCTGATTCAATGCTCATTTCTCTACCGGACGGATACGAAACCTTGACACCTTGCTTTACAATCCTGTCAACAGCATCTCTAACAGCCTGTGTGTATGATACAGCACCGCTTGATACCATGCGGTAAGCTGTGTCAACCTCTTTCAAAAACAACTTCTGTGCTTCATCTGCCGTTGTTCGTGTAAGGTTTCTCCATTCTCCACACGTAGCGTTATAATCTCTTTCCAGTATTCTGAGCAATGCCGGAGATTGCAATAAGGGCGTAGGTGATAGTCCTACCGCCCTATATATCGCATCGTCTCTCTCGATAGCTTTTATACCGGCTTCTTCAAATGCACTTTTCAGCTCGTTCTCTTGCTTCTTCGTTTTGTCAGCAATCTCTTTTTGTATGTCTTCCAATAAGTAGCCGGATTCCTGTAGCACCTGTATCTGCCACCTGTCCGTAGCCGTAAGGAGATAATCTTCCCCACGGCCTATACGCACCATTATACGTTCAACGATCATGTCCATGATGTTCTTGTGCATATCCGATGTTATCTTTTCCGCGCCCTCGGTCACATGAAAGAGATATTCTGGTGTAAGCATTATTTGTCCTTTCTGTTTGGAATTATCATCACAAGAAGCAGAAACACACAGATTACAATAATATTAATTGTACTTGTTGCCATGATTATTCATCCTTTCCAATCTGCTTAATAATCTGATTAACGTATGTACTCAGTCCGGCTACAAGAATTCCCTGTACGATAGCCGTAAACAGTGCCATAAAAATATTCTGCATTCCAGACAAGTTACATGTCGCAATCACATATAGACCGCAAATAATAATTCCAATTATACCGAGAAAAATAGGAATATCATTGTCTTTGATTCTCTTGGAATTTTTCATCCACATTCCCAAAAAATAAAGTGCGATAGATACTACCACCAGTTCTGGCTTTACGTAATTTATAATCTGTCCCATTTTTTAGTCCTCCTTTACAGACATTATCATTTATCTTTCGGATTGACGTGTCCCCTTACACCTCTTCCCAGCCATACACACCAGGCTCCCAGACGTTGTTATCCGTGGTGCTCTGCCATGTCTTGCCGTTGTGCGTAACCTTGTCGCCCTTGGCATATGGATTCGTACTGTCCGGCTGTTCCCACTCTGGAATCGTATCACTGTCCGGTATAAGCACCTTGGCGAACAGAGACGGTGCATCCGGTGGTATCCAATCTGCCTGACTGGTGTGAGCGGTCAACACCTTGTAAATGGTGCCATTGTACTCCAATCTCTTACCGACTACATAAGTTTTCCCGGCTTCCCACTTCTCTACAAAGTCTGGATACTTCAATATTTGTTCATCGGTCATGTTGGCCGTCTGGTTTTCCAACAGCTTCCGCAACTGCTCTGCTTGTTCTCTTGTCACTGTACCACCCCCATTATGATATTCAAGGCATCCTCTGCGCTTAATTCCGGTTCTGGATAGACTGGATCGTCTACCAGTGTCCACACCTGCCTAATCGCATTCTCTCCCTCCTCCCACTCCGATTCCCAATGCTTGCCCTCTACTGCCTCTGTAGGCATATCTGTGTACACCACAGGCTTGTAGCCCAACTCTGCGAGCTTATCTGCGGACGGGTTGTTGACCGTGTGTCCTTGCCACTGTACGGTCTTTGGCGCACTTCTAAGATAGCCGTTTTCTAATTTTGCGTACATTTTTAATCACCTCCTATCTATAATATATCTTCCATATTACATCTTTTGAACTTGCTCCTTTTCCAGTGTCTGAACCGAAGCTGATTTTTTCAATGCCTTCATCATTTGAAGACATAAAATTATAAAATATTCCATTAGATGCTCCTGTAAAAGTAGGCACGACCGACCTCGTTCCAGTAAGTTCAAAACCAAAAGGCATCTTTATAATTTTAAATAATTGTTTTCCGCCCGAAACAGCAGGTGCAGAATTCTGAATGCCGTATCTTAGACCACCATTAACGGAAATTATTTCCCAAGCATTAGTCAGCCCTACATTCCCGTTATATTCAACCATAATCATCACTTCGCTAACGACATATGGCAAAATAAAAGTATTCTCTCCCGATGCCCCGTCATTTACATATTCTGTTAGTAATTGCCATTCTTTCATCCCATTTTCCTCCTGTCCATTCATAAGCATCATTCTCCGGCGGTTCATAATTCCATCACCGTTCTTGACAGGAGCGAATCAGCTACAGTATCATCGACTGACTGACTGACTGACTGACTGACTGACTGACTGACTGACTGACTGACTGACTGACTGACTGACAAAATTGTGTTTTATTCTGTATTTCATGTCAATTACCTCCCATAGATTTCTATTGTGCCAGATACGATTTTAGCACTGCCCACATTTGCTAGTAATGTAATTGTAGAAATTTGTTCTGGCATTTGCTTATTTGCATTTATTTTTGCAGTATACATTGTTGACGCGGCAGTAGATAATGGATACTGCGCATGATTATTTCCCGTCCTCATCCACGTCTTTCCTATCTTTCGTATATGCTGAATGGTATTTTGTACATTTGCTGATAATTCACTATTTATACCTGATATAATATTGTTATTACCTATACCAATAATTAATTGCGAATTAACTGTTGCTTTTAAATTCTCACAAAACATATACAAATCTGTGCAAGGTTTGCTCAACTGTATTTCTACAGTAGCCGTTTCTTCCGTTATGCTTGCAGTACCGACAAGCTCATATTCTTCGCTCATTGTGCTTTCTTCCTCACTTCCTAACATTCTTCTTCTCTCCATATCAGTTCACACTCCAACTCTGGCTCGTCAGCAAGCCCTCTAAGATTGATACCTCGTAGACCTTGTTCGCGTCGATCGAAAAATTACCGACATTAACTGTCGATGGATGCACTAATTCTGTAGCAGTCGAACCGCTCTTGAATACAAAGTGATATTCATTGGCTACACTTGCATCTGCTGGTTCAGCAAGGGTATAAGTTAAGCTTGCCATCTCCGGGAAGATATAGAGCTTGTTAGGCTCGAGCGTTACTGTGGTGTCTGTAGCAAGTTTTTCTATTCTTTCTATACCACCTGTCTCGATTGTGATTGCAACAGCTTCATTTCCATCATAGGTGTGAGTTTGACCGCCATATGTTATGGTTAAGGATTGTGGATTTGGAAGAGTGGTTGGCACTTTGGGGATTGTTGGCTTTCCTCGTAAGTCTTCATAGTTTCCAGAAAAATTGCTCTTGTTGTTCCACGACTGTTTCTCTGTATCTGTAACTGTACGATGTTCTGAATCATCCTGTAAATCGGACAGATTTTTCGGGATTTCCGTTGTGTCCGGCAATGCTCCTACTTCACTTGCTGTATATGTCGGTTTCTCTCTTTGTAACGCCCATTCCGCAAGTTCTGGTTTCCCACGTAAATCTCGATATTCTCCCGAAAAGTCACTCTTTGCGTTCCAAGCTTGTTTCTCTTCCTTTGTAACAGTTTCGTGTTCATCATCCGCTGTTAGTTCTGAAAGTTTCGATGGAATCACGGTCGTACTCGGAAGTGCTCCGACTTCTTCTGCGGTATAAGTAGGCTTTTCTTCCGCTTTTGCCCATGCTGGTACCGTTGGGTCTGTCTCTTCTATAGGATTCTTTTCCAGATAGCTTTTTACAGATTTCTCTATCTGTTCCTCGGAAATAGGCTTTTTCTCCAATGTGTCTACTCTGGATATAAGGTCAAGAATGACATCGGCGTGAGTCTCTTCGATCTCTTTATCCGTGTCTATCGTCTCTTTAGCCTTTCCGGTAGCCGGACTGGTTCTGAACACTTCTACTTTATCTTTGTTTTTCGCTTCTACCGCAAAATATATAGATGTATCCTCGTTTGCGTCAAAGATGTGTTGCTTTAACTCCCACGAAAAAGTGATATTCTCCCCGTCTACCTTCACATCTTTTACGGTATATTTCCCCGGCAATCCTTTTGCAGTATAGTAATTTACGAAAATGTAACAGTCAGACAAGTCGACATTATCTCCTACGATCTTAGGACATTTGAAATGTTTTCTCTCTATATTCCCCTCTCCGTACACTCCAAAAAGTTGTTCGCTTTTGGGGATTGTAATTTTTCTTGTTGATGGGTCTATGATAAGATATTCCATTTTGGTTCACCTCTTTCCTATTCTTCGTACAATCCACTGTCCGGCTTATTCTGTTCCTGTGCTTCTTCAATCATTGCTTTCGCTTCGCTTTCGGTCATCCCCTCGAATTTCACAAAATACATCCATGCCGGAACCTTGCCCTGTACCACATAGTTCCACCACCGTGCACGATCATCCTCTAAGTTGTATACAAGGTCTTCAAAATCGCATGCTGTTTGGTAGTTCGTTGCCGGGATAGTTCCATTCGCTGTGCCAACTGCGTACAGGATATAGATGATTCTGTGCAGTACTCCGTCATGGTTCTTTCCGTCCAAAATGTTTCGGAATGCCTGGATGGTATGCAGTGTACGTCTATCGTCAGATTCTACCTGTGTTGCTGTCTGTATGCCTTGATTCTGATCGAAAGAGAAATATCCGTTTGAGAATCCGCATTTATATCCTATGACAGATAGTAAGAAGTTAATTCCAGCCACACGCTCAGTTACTAATAACGTTGGAACGTGCTCTTTGATGCTATCTTCGTTCGATCCCATTTCGATACCCTGGATAAATCTTGGCAATTCAATAGAGTGTTTGTCTGCATATTCAATAGCTATCTGCGGTACGTAAGTGATATGTCTGCTATCTTCCGTTTCATCCCCCATCATGTTTAATGCAATGTCAAGCCATCTCAATTCTTCGATACATTCCGAAAACGCCGGAACAGTCAGTGGAGATTCCTTGTCAATCGCATTTGCATAAGGATTTCGCCAGTAGACAAACAGCGGATATTCTAACCCATGTACGTACACTTCCGGCTCAATGTCTTTCCATTCATCTACCCTGTCAAGTGTGATCTCTGTCCCGATCATATCCTTGTTATCAGACTTGAAAGCCTTACTGGATATATGGTATACACGTTCCAGTCCGACATCTTCAAATCTGTGATACTCTGCTTTCGTGTAGTATTTGTCATTTTTTTTGAGGTATGAGAAGAATATAGCTGCTAACGCATCCCCGTCCGTGTTGGTGTCTGTAATCAGAAAGTAATCCGGATCCAAAAATTCTACATCATCACCGTTGCTCTTAACCATCATTCCACAGGTTGCACAGCTTTCCTCTTGTTTCTCCTGTAAGGTGTTCATCACTCTGTTAAATTTCTTTTGCAGTTCATTATTCCCTGTAATCTGTATATCTGCATTGAACAGTGTGAGGTTCGCTATCTCACGGCAAATCACGTTTGAAAACCTTGTCGGCTTTATCCTCCTGGTACACCAATACGGAATACCAGATCGCATGTCTTTATACTTCGACAGGGCGGTATCCATATCAGATGACCGCCCCGTTTCTATTCCGAATATTTTTTTTGCATCGTTTACCTTAAACATTTTATCCCACACCGCCTTTATCTTGTCTATAATTCCCATCTGCTCACCTTTTCCTACGCACTTTGTCCACGTCTCATAGATATCGGACTAGTAGCATATCTCAACGCATCAATCCAGTGGTCGTTCCCGTCCGGATAATCTGCTATTACTTCACCATTGCCATCTCGCTCATGCTCATACTCTATAACTTCTTTGTACAATCTTGGTGTCCGTCTTGGGTCAATCACCAATGTACGGCATTGCAACCACTCAAACGTATACTTCCGGCTACCCGGTGTCACGATTGCTTTACGTGCCGGAAGTCCGGCATCACGAAAGTCAACAATACTCTCTTCTTCATCCACTCCACAGTAGATAGCGCAATCATCATATCCTTTTTCTTTGATCTGTCGTGCCATCTCGCTGTTTCTTATCTTGCAACCGCCCAATTCATCCAGTGCGTATACTTTCTGTTGATTTGGAACATAAGCAACACGCAAAAACGCTTTCGGATCCGGGAACCATCCCCAGTCCTGTCCTTGGTAGATAGATTGCATCCTACTTATTTCTTCATCAGTGATTTCTCTGATCTCTAAGAGTTCAAAAATATTTGTTCCAAGTCCTACAGGGATTCCAAGATATTCATGCTCATAAGCTCTCGGATTCGTTGCTTTTAGATACTCAGCATCATCAATGAATTGTTGCCCTAACCATTCTACCGGAACAGATCTATAATCGCTCTTGTGTCTTAAGCTGTCTGCTCTCGGCTCTGCTACATACTTATTCGCCCAGTTGCTGTTGCTGATTGGTGGGTTAAACGATTTAAAAACTACGAATTTTTCGCCACCACGAAGAACAGACTGTTGTGTCATTCGCACCTCTTCCATTCCGGCAAATTCGTCCAATTCCTCAAACCATAGGTACTTAAAATATCCTTTGCTAATCTTTATGGATTTTGTCTTTTTCGCCTTATCCAATCCACGGAAGATTATCTTCTGTCCTGTCGGCTTATACACATATTGCATAGGACTTAGACTTGATGTCCATTCGTCCGATGCTCCAAGTGCATCTATTCCCCATGCGATCTGTTCAAACACCGATTCTCTTAGTGTATTCCCGACTTTTCGGAACACTACCGCATTTGAATGTATGCCATTTACTGCGTCTTGCATCATTCCAAGTGGTATCTCTGTTCCGATAAAAGATGATTTAGTCGAACCTCGACCACCAAACAAATCATAATACGTATGCTTTCCATCTATGATGTCCCAATGTACGCCGTAAAAAGCCGGAGCTATCACATCTGTAAGCTTAATCTCCCCCATCTGCGTCCTCCGGTTTTGGAATGTTATTTATGATTGTGATTCCACCAGTATCTTTTTCTTCTCCATCGGCTTTCTCATACCAACGCATGAGTTCACGTCCGGCAGACAGGCGGTCGGAAATAGTAGCGTCGAGGTCGAACTGATCTTTTACTTCTCCACGCATGACGGAAGAGAAGAATCGGATCACTTCTTCGAGGTCGGCTGTCTTCTCGGTCTGGATCTCTTTCATTCGTTCAGCAATATAGGCTTTTACTTTAACGTTTTTTAACAATCTTGAAGCTGCTGCTGCTGCTGTCGCATCATTTTTTACATTTCTATAGACTTCTTTATACGCCCTCGTCCCGTTCAGATCAGTCAGGTATTCATCGGCAAACGCTTTCCGCTTCGGAGTGAGTTCTTTCGCTTTCTGCATTTACCCACCCTCTTCCATATATTCATCCATGCTACTCACCGCCCTTGTCTGTTCTACACAGTCTCTTTCTAAGGTTGCTGTATCTGTCTGTAATGACATCCAGTGCAATGTTGAGTGCTTGTATTGTTCCATTCTGTCTGTTGTGTTCTTCTACCAGTCTCTTATTTTTTTCAATAAGTTCCTGTACTTCGCACAGTGCCCGTTTTTCGACAGCCTTTGCGTCTTCTACCTCTTTTTGCAGATACTCATTCTTTTCTTTCAGCTTTTCATTCTTTGTAATCATGTCAATGAGTTTCTTCTGCATTTCTTCTTCACGCATCTTGTTCGCTTTAATCATGTCTTCCGTTGCTTCTGCATAAGTCTCAATCATTCTTTCACCGCCCTCCATATATCATTTAAGCAATTTACTATCTCTATCTGTGATGCTGTTCGGAGAATATCATAATTATAATATTTCCATTCCCCGTTTTTCTTTCGCTCTAACACTCTGGTAGATAGGATGTACATGGTGATAAGTCTATTTTGCTCCACAGAATAAAACTGACTTGTCCCCATCTTTATAACTAATCCTTTTTGTAGTATTGCTTTCTGTAACTTTTTAGCAATGCTATTTAGATTTGCCATATAACCACCAGCCTATTTTTTTACCCACTTTTTATTGTTTCGATCCCACGAAAACCCTTTTCCTTTGATAAAATCCCTTATATTATATGTATCACCTGATACACTCTTTACTTTATCCCAATTGATTCCGTATGAATTTGTCTCCCCGCTGTTGAAACTTTTCGAAACTCCATTTTTTATGCGGAATTCTACACCTTGCGTATTGGCGTTCGAATATTTTTCTTTAAATCTTGCGTTTTCTGTGGATAGCGTTATTTCTCCGTTTTTTCCCTCTTTCGCTCCTAAGACTTCTTGACCATAATGGCTTCCATATCTGCTATTTTTTCTGTAATACGTTTCTATAACCTGTTCTTTTGCATTTTTATTTAACGCCCCACTGTTAATTCCGCTTTTCGAACCTCTACCGCCCATTTTATTTACCTCTTTTCCTTTCTGTCAGTTCTTCTCCGAAAGATTTAATTTTTACAATGTTCCCTGTACATTCTTCCGGCACCTGTCCATAAAATAGTACTGTCTCTGGTTCCAATCTTTTCAACATCTCATTATATCCGTCCACGAACAGTGCTTTCCGTTCCTTGTTGTTCATCACTCCGACACTGGAGACCGCTACCGCACCGCCTACCGGCTCCCCATCAAAGCACCACTCAAACGATTTTCTGTCACTCCAACTAATGGTAGGTATCACGTCAATACCGTACATCTGCATATATGCACCTATCCAGTGTTTGCGGAAGTGGTTGTAAATCTGTAATGCTTTTGGAAAATCAGTATAAGTGCTAAAATCCGGCGACATGATAAATCGAAACTGCGAAAGCATATTGATGTAAGCATCTGGCCTGTTCCATAATCTTTGGAATTGGTAATCATCCAGAAAGAAATGCACGCCTTTCCCGGCTCTGTCCTTGCATGTCTTAGCTTGGTTGAATCCGATAAACTCGCACGGTTCATACTTTGTAGGTTGTATCTCTGGTATTCCGAACTCATTTACCACGTCAAATATCATTCGTTGCTGATTCTCATAATTCATATTTTCTTTATACATAAAAATAGCACCTCCCACGATAATTACATCTTACCGTCAGAAGTGCTATTTCATTGTCCCCGTTATTTAGTTTTGATACTTATATTTTACCATAAAATGTACATTTTTTCAACTTTTTATAAGTTTGGACTATAATTTGTGATCGTATCCATATGCTCTATATATGCCACACCATTTTTTATCCCAAACGCAAGTATTATTCCACCTTTTATCTTTATATTTGGTGTCTCTCCGTTTCTTAATGGCAAAAATATACCATCTGCCACTACAAGCATGCTGTACCCTCTGCATTTTAATCCCTTTAAAATATCATAAAAGAATTTTATTTGCAGCCCCTCTTCTTTTTCCACAAGATACATTCTGCTAAAAGTATAAGGCTTTTTTACATTATATGTGCAGCCAATAGGATATCCCTTTCCTTTTTGTTCTTTTGGTATGTTCTTCTCGCTTATAGATTTTTCCGTCCAATTCTCCAAGCCATATTTCCTGTATAGCTCTGGTTCTTCAAGCAAGAAAAACTTTACCACGTCTTTCTTTGTCTTCTTTATATTTCTAATATTATCTTTTATGTATTCCTTATACCAGTTGTATTTTTCCGGGAGTCCCGTTCTTTCGAAATATTCATCAATTTCAGAATTTTTTAATTTTTCGACGTTCCGACAGAAGAACGACATCCAGTTGTTGCTAAGTATAAGTTTGCTTTTTATCGGTTTCTGCATGGATACCAATCCCGAATAGTAGTCCATCATCTTGTATTTGCTGTTAAATTCTACTCTTTTCTCATTCCTTATTATTTTTGCATCTTTCCCGTTTGTGTTCACATAGATGTATATAGCTGGTGCCGGGTAATGCTCCTGTACCGCTCTATCTTCCAGGTTATCAATTCCGATGTATTCTATTGCTTCTCTCATTTTTCTACCTCTACAATAATTCAATTTCTGTAATTCTTACAATTGTATCTAATGGATTCTCTTTCTTCTCCACCACTTCGAAGCTGTAGTTAATCCATACCGGGCAGTTCGACTCTCCGTCTACTCCACAATTCGATATCTTATAGCTTACTGATCCGGCATCAGTTGGATCATCACCATTTCCATCCCATATATCATTAATCTCTACTTCTTCCCCGACTTCCACTTCTGGCAAGTACTCAATCTTGCAATCTCCTTTTTGATTAATGTTATAAGCTTCTTGTATAATACTATTCATCTTTCTTTACCTCCTATAATGTGTTCCTTTCTTAACTGTCTTTATTATAGCACAGTGGTGTCCACTAGTCAATAGTTTTCATTTATTTTTCTTTCTTAATCGTTATCACTCCGTCTTTTTCTTCCAGAACGACACTCCTATCATCTTCCGTCACACCCAGTGCCTTTATCATTCCTACCGGAATAGAAATACGGTAGTTTTTCGTGTTCTTGCCGGACGTACCCCCTGCTTTATTTATCATGACGTTTCTTTTTGCTTTCTCCATTACTATCTCCTCTCTTATCTTATGTCTGTTATTTTTACAAGTGTGTTAACAGGGTTTTCTTCGTCTTCTGCTACGATTTCGAAATCTGCAATGATTGGTTCTCCATGTTCTCCGTTTGCAACGTGTACGCATTCGCTTTCCAGAAGTTCTTCTACATCTCCGTCTTCTGTCTGCCATAAATCTGCAAATCTGATTTCTTCTCCAACCTCTAATTCTGCTCCATTAAACATTTCAACTTTCATCATCTTTCTTTACCTCCTATAATGTGTTCCTTTCTTAACTGTCTTTATTATAGCACAGTGGTGTCCACTGGTCAAGTAAAAAATAAAAGATTTCAATTATTCTCAAAATCTTTTTCTCTTAATCTATATATTTACATTTTACAGGTCCGTCTTTATTTTTCTTAATTATATAATAGAATCTTGGCCTTTTCTTCCTTTTCTCCACTTCCTACCGCTGTTGG